TCAAGAAAATGCTTCTGAGATTAAAAACTCTCATAATTTCTTAGTAGAATTGGCAAAAGAATTGTTCTAACAATTTCTTAATGATTTAATAGTTATAAAAGGGTAGGGTAATTCCTACCCTTTTTTTATTTTTGATTTATGATTACAATATATACAATAGCTTATAACGAAGAAATAATTCTTCCTTATTTTATTAAATGGTATAGAAAAAGATTTCCTGATTGTAAAATAGTAATTTATGATAATGAAAGTACAGACAATACAATTAAAATTGCTTTAGAGAATAATTGTGAAATTATTTCTTATTCTACAAACAATCAACTAAGTGACAGTAAATATTTAGAAATTAAAAATAATTGTTGGAAAACAGCTAATACAGATTGGGTTTTAGTTTGTGATTCAGATGAATTTTTAGATATATCAATAGAAGATTTAAAAAAAGAAAAATCTACAATAATACGTTCTAAAGGTTATAATATGTATAATCTTACAAAAGATGAAACTGTAGAAAATACAATATATGGAGTTAGAGCTAAACAGTATGATAAATACTATTTATTTAATAAATCTAAGATAAAAGAAATAAATTATGAAGCAGGATGTCATTCTGCTAAACCAAAAGGAAAGATAATTTATTCTGAGAAATCTTATTTACTTCTTCATTTTTCTTACATAGGAGAAAATTATATTATTGAAAGATATAAAAGAAATATAAACAGATTATCAGATGAAAATATAAAAAATGGATGGGGAGTCCATTACAAAGAAACTGAAGAAGTTATAAAAGATAAATTTAAAGTAGCTAGAGACTATTATGCTCAAAATAATCCCAATTTTGATGAAGAAGAAATAATTATATGGAAAAAATAGAACACAATTATCAATCATTGGAAGGTGCAGGAAAAGCTGTAAAAGAATTATAGGGAATTCCTAATAAAATAGAAAATGATTGTTGGTTTAAAAAAGTTAAAAAATGAAAGAAATAGCAGAAACAGGGTATTGGAATGGAGAAACTGCCCACATACATCACGTACATTGTACAGAATTAAGTAAATGGGTATGTGAATTTTTAAATGAAAGGGTGTTTAATTATGAACCTATTAGAGATATGGGTTGTGGATTAGGTAATTATTTAAAGGATTTACAAGAATTTGGGTTTACAAATTTATGTGGATTTGAGGCAGACATTCCTAAAAATAAAGTGTTTAATAATATTATTCAACAAGATTTGACAATACTTTTAGAATTTAGTCCTAAAGGTGTAATGATTAGTCTTGAAGTGGGAGAACATATTCCTGCTGAATATATGGATGCTTATTTAGACAATATTTGTAATAATTGTTCTAATTATCTAATTACTTCTTGGGCTATTAGAGGACAAGCAGGATTTGGACATGTTAATTGTCTTGATAATCATGAAATTATACCATTGATAGAAAAAAGAGGATTTAAACTAATGAAAAAAGAAACTGAAGAAGTAAGAAATATTGATTTAAGTGAAGCTCCTTGGTTTAAAAATACATTATTAATATTTAAAAGAAAATAATTATGGGAAGACATTATCAAACAGCAAAGTACTCTTGGTACAACAAAACTTTAAAAGAAGCTTTTTTTTGGGAAAGTAAAGATTTATTAAATTATCAGAGAATGAATGGAGATGAATGTGTTAATGTAGAAGCAGATAGATTAAGTTCTAAGAAAGAAATGAGTAAAGGTATTAGCAAAGCTTTACAAAATAGAGTTTTTGAAGGAATAGAAATTTAAAATTTTAAAAAATGAAAATAAGAAAAATTGTAGAAAACGAAAATCCTGAATTAGGAGGAATCACTATTCTATTATTGGATGATACAAATAATATATTAAAGCAAACTTATATCAAAAAAGAAAAGTTTATGAACCCAACTTTAGATAATTATTCAAATAAGGAAGAATTATTTTCTTATTTAAAGGACTTAGAAATAAAAGATGTTGAAAAATATTTTAAAGAAATAGATAGAATCTTTAATAATTAAAGATTTTACCTTTTGTTTGTGTCACGGAGTATTTATTGCAGTTTTTATATCTGCAATAAATACTTTTATTAAAAAAAGTAAATGAAATATAAAAAACATTCAATTAAAGGTTATAAAGTTTTAAACATGTATCCTGTTTATATCGAAGGTGTTTATGAAGGACACGAGCCATTTAAAGTGGTCGGAATTAGAGAAAACCAAGTTGAACTTGAAGGAGATTTCTCTGGGGGAACTCATAATGTTTGCCAAAAAGACTGGTTTGATGATGATAAAGTTTTCGTTGTCAGAACTGTTTGCGATGAACAATTAAAACCGAATGGATGTCAAATTCATAATATTTATTGTTGTGGAGGGGGTTCTGTTATTAATAAACATATTAATTATTGGAATGATTTAATAAATTGATGTATAAAAATTAATACTAAAAATTAAATTAACAACAAATAAAAATAATAATATGGAAATATTAAGTTCAAAATTAACATATATTAAATGTTGTTTTCTATCTTTTATTAGTACTAATTTATTTTATTATGAAAAAAATAAACATAGTATTTATATATCAATTATACCCTATAAAATTAAACGTAGAAAAGATGTTCAAGAAAAGTATGGAAAATATAAAGACATTGCGTTAATTGAATATAGACATTCTAAACTTGATGGATATCAATATATAAGTATTAGAATTGCTTATTATTTATATTTTAATGTAGATTTGCATCCTCCTCTTTAACAAATGAGAAAAAGAAAATAATATTTAACTATTGGCAAAGAATAAGTTCAGTTTTACCTATAAATTTAACAAATATATAGAAAAGGATGGTATGAGTTCTATGATAGAAAAATGGAACAATTTTACAAACATAATAATCAATGCAAATGAGAATAATTAAAAAACAAATAGGAATATTTTACTTAAATATTGTGATTGTTCCTATAATGTGGAAAAGATTTCACATTTATTTTAAAATAAATACATTATCACATATTTTCAGTTTTGGTTTACTATTCTTAGGATTACAATTTCAGTTTCATATTAATAAAAAATTAAAAGAATGGAAAAAATAGAAATAAAAGTTAAAAATTGTAGAAAATGCCCCTTTGTTGAAGCAGAATTTGATGGAGAAGATTTTGATGGAAAAATGATTTTGAAACATGCTAATTGTTATGCTCCTGTAAATTTAAAGTCATCAGAAGAAATATGGATTTATAAAGTAGATAGTTATTGGAAATCATATAAAATACCTAAGTTTTGTCCTCTAAAAGATAAAGAATTAATAATTAAAGCAGAATGAAAGCTGAAGAATATCTAAAACAATACCAAAAGGGTTCAGATTATTTTGCAATAACTAAAGGAGAAGCTATTAATAAACTAAATGAATTTTCTAAATTAAAAAGTATTGAGTTTGCTAAATGGCTTAGGAAAAATGCTCAACCAAGATTTCCTAATTTACATGAATGGACTCTAATTAAAAACCCAAATAAAATTTTTAGTTTAGAGCAATTATACAAAATGTTTGAAAATGAATTTTAGAGAAGAAGTACAAAAGGAAGCGACTGAAACTCTTTTAAAACATGATTCAGGTACAGCTAACATCAGTATGAGATTAGGGAAGACTTTTGTTGGATTGAGATTAGCTTCTCATTTTAAAAAAGTTTTAGTCTCATACCCTTTAGAAAATATTCAGAAAGGCTGGCTATCTGATGCAGAGAAATTTAATTTTGATATTTCTAACATTACTTTTACTAATCATAGAAGTTTTTCTAAATACAATTTAGAAGATTTTGATTGTATCATTTTAGATGAGGTACAAGATTTTTCTATTGCAAATTGGCAGCATGTTGAATCTCAATCTTTTAAAAGACTATATGCTTTAACTGCAACTCCTCCAAATAGAGGAGAAAAAAGACAATATCTTAGTCTTTATTGTCCTATTAGGTATGAAGTAAAAATAGACCAAACTACAGGGATAACAAATAAAGATTATAAAATAACAGTTCATTTGTTAGAACCTTCTACTAAAAGAGATATCAAATTAAAATCTGGAAAATATTGGAGTGAAGAAGCTAAAATTAATTACTTTGAATCTAAGTATCAAAAAGAATCTAATTTTAAAGTTTTGTTAATGCTCATAGCAGCTATTAAAAACTCAACTACAAAATTAGATTATGTAAAAAAATTAGCTTCTTCACTTACAAATGGATTAATTTTCCTGGAAACTATTGAACAATGTAATCAATTACCTTATCCTTCAGTTCATAGCAAAAATCCTGATTCGGATAATATTGTAGAATTATTTAAACAAAATAAAATTCCTATTATTACATCTATAGGAATGTTAAAATCGGGAGTTACTTTTCCTTATTTAAATGATGTTATCATTTTACATTGTTATAGCTCCAATAACAAAGCTATTCAAAAAATAGGAAGAGCTTTGAATTATGTAGAAGGACAAATAGCCAATATTCACATTATCTGTTTAGACAACACTGTAGATGTAAGATGGGTGAAAAAGGGACTTGAAGATTTAAACCAAAACAAAATAACATGGAAAAAAGAGAATTTAAAGTAGGAGATAAAGTAAAAATTCCTAAAACTAAAAGCGAAGGAATATCTATTAATGATTCTGCAATAAAAACATTATTTTCCGAAGAAAAACATGATTATTTAATTGTTAAATGGATAACTAATCTTTTTCCTAACTTTTCTGAAAAAATAGTGGAATGTATGTTTCCAACAAGTAAACTGTGCACGCAGTTTTTAAACATTGATTTAGAACACTACGAAGAAGAATTTGTTTTGCCTAAATGTTGGTTTGTTTTATATAACTCCCAAGAAGAATTTGATATCATAAACAAATTTTATGGTAAAGATTGGGTATATTGTAATTATGAAAATAAATGCGGATACCACAATAATGGTGATAATCAAATAGATACTAATAACTGGGTAGGAACTATTGGTTCAAGTTCAGGTAGAGAAAAATTATTAAAAAACGGGTATATCCAAATCACATTTCAACAATTTCAAAAATACGTTTTAAAAGAAAAAGAAATGGAGAAAAAAATTATTGGTTACAAACTAAATGGAAAAGTTACTGCTAAAGAGGCTGCTGAATTTCTAGAATGTTCCAAAAACCTAAATGAAAATGGATGTTTCTTTTGGAAATCACATTTTGATTCAACTAGTTTTTTTAAAGCAAAGAGAACAGGTGTGTTAGATTTATGGTTTGAGCCTGTTTATAAACAAGAAAAACAAATCATTCAAATGTATTCTTCTAATAACGGAATGTTTGAAATTGAAGTAGTTGATGGAAAAGCCTATTACAGGCCTGAAAATAAAGAACTTCCTAAAGAATGGGTAAGAGATATTATTAATAGTTATGATGATATTTTAATTCAACAACGAAATGGAGTAAACCCTTACAGTGTAAAAATAGCAGGATTACATGTAGGATGTTATCAAAATTGTAAAAAACAAGATTGGGAAAACGTTTATAAATTATTAAAATGAGAACAATAAAAGAACTATTACAAATAATGTTGGATAATCCTCAACACTTTGAGGAAGGTCTATGTAGATGGAAAAACAATTTATACATTGCAAAATTAATAAATGGTAAAGAATATTGGGCATTAAGAGATTATATTGAAGTTAATAGACCTTTTATATGTTCAAGTTTTGATGTTTTAAATCAAAGAATATCATCGAATCCTTATTATTGGAAGATAGGAAAAATTGAACCAAGAATTGAATGGTTGAAAAAACACATAAATAAAAATAAATGAGAACATTACTAATATTTATACTTATAATATTTACACTTGTGTTAGAAACTATTTTAACGTTGTGTACTCTTACGATATATTTAGTCTTAACTGAGGAAACAGGAGGAACATTAAGCTCAAAATTAATAAACAAATTATGAAAGTACTATTAGCAATTACATTTGTATTTGGAGTGATGAGATTTTTATCCGCCACTAAATTGTTTGAATTTAGAATGAATAACTTTTTTGAAGGACATAATATAAAAATACCACTATATTAGCACTTAGATGTACTATTTTATAGATTTAGTTTAGTATTTCAAGCTTGGTATTGGTTATTTAAATAATTAAGAATGAAAAACATTATTAAAAAGTTTTTAAAACAAGAACATTACAATAAAGGACAGATTTATAAAGTCTGTCCTTCTAAATTATTAGAAGAGTTTGTTAAATTTGCAAAAGTACATGAAAAAACTACTATAAAGACAAAAAGTACAGAAATTTCTGATTATAGGAAAGAGAAAGATGATTTTATAATTGAACAATTTAATAATTAAAAATGAAAGAACAACTAATATTTGATTGGTATAGAAAAAATTTACCAGAAAGATGTTTTAAATCTTATACTCCTTGGGCATTTGAAGACTATAGGACAGATGAAAAAGATGAAAATTATTCATGGGATTTTAATGAAGTTGGAGGATTAGAACAATTAATTGAAGACTGTAATAAAGCTAATTTAGAAGAATATAAAAATAAATGTAAAGAATTAGAAAATAGAATTCAAGAATTGAAAGATAAATTTAAACCGATTTTGAGTCAAAAATTTGAAGAAACAGAAGAATCTTGGATTTTTGATTTATTGCATGAATTAAATAAATAAAAAAATGGAAGACAAAAGAATATTAGTTGCTGATATTGAGACTCTTAAAGGATGCATAGATTTAGGTTTTTATGATTTCTTAGAAGATAAATGGTATGAATTTGAGATTTCTAAATATAAAAATGACTTGTATTCTTTTGTCAAATTCTATTCTAAAAATAATTGGGGTTATATTGTTTGGTATAACGGTATTGCTTTTGACACTCAAGTAATACAATTTGTACTCAGTAATCATTCTAAATGGTATGATTTCAGTGGTTTAGAAATATGTAAGATAGTGTATGAATGGACTCAAAAATTAATAGATGATTCTAATTATGGATTATTTAAACCTTATAGAGAACATTACTTAGAAATAAAACCTATAGATGTATATCTCATTTTAGGTCTTGATAATGAAGCACGTAGAAGCTCATTAAAAAAATGCCAATTTCAATTGGACTATAAAAATGTAGAAGAGATGCCAATTCATCATTCTACAGAAGATTTAACAGAGGAACAAATTCAAGAAATTAAATCTTATAGAAGAAATGACGTTTTATCTACTTTAGAGCTTTATTATTTAACAAGGGGAATAACAGAACATCCAATATATAAAGGAAATGATCAAATTCAACTTCGTTTAGACATTTCAGAAGAGTTTGGGATAGATTGTCTTAATTATTCAGATATTAAGATTGGAGATGAACTTCTAAAGAGAAGTTATGCAAAAGAAATAAATAAAGAAGTAAAAGACCTTCCTAAAAAGGGATTTTTCAGAAAGGAAATAAAGTTAAAACATTGCACACCTAAATTTATAGAGTTCCAAACACCTGAACTAAAAAAACTATTAGAAGAAACTAAATCTAAAGTAATTAAACAAACTGATAAACATGAATCAGAGTTTAAATTTAGAGGAACAACATATACTATTGGATTAGGAGGAGGTCATTCTGACAATACATCAGAAATATGGGAATCTAATAATGAATATCAATTAGTCGATTTAGATGTAGGTTCACTTTACCCAGCAATCATTGTAAATAATAGTTATTTTCCTTATCATTTAGGAAAAGAATTGTTAAACGTATATAAAAAATTATATGAAAGACGTATTGAATTAAAACCACTTGCTAAAAAAGATAAGAAAATTGCAGGAATTGTAGGAGCTATTAAATTAATACTTAATAGTGCATATGGTAAAATGGGTTCTATGGATAGTTGGATGTTTGATAAACAAGTTCAAGTATCTGTATGTCTCACAGGTCAATTTGCACTTTTGATGCTTATAGAATCTATAGAACTTGCAGGTATTCATGTATTTAGTTTTAATACAGATGGTATAACTCTAAAATTACACAAAGACAAAATAGAAGATTTTAATAAAATCTGCCAAGATTGGGAGGAAAAAACTAATTTCGTTTTAGAAAGAGTTGATTACAAAAAGATTATCTACTCTACAGTTAATGATTATTTAGCTATAACTAATGATGGAAAACTAAAAACTAAGGGTGATTTTATATCTGATTTTGAATTGTGGAAAAACAAATCTAATAGAGTAGTTGCTTTAGCACTTCAAGAATATTTTACAAAAGGAACTAAACCTGAAGATTTTATACAAAATCATAAAAATATCTTTGATTATGCAATAATGGCAAGAGCATCTGGACAACTCTATTTAGAAATGCAAAGAATTGTTAAAAAAGGAGATTTGAACAAAAATTGGAAAAAAGATATTGAAAATGAATGGTTTGAATGTTTACCAGGTTATTGGGTTAAAAACGAGTGGTTAGAAAAAGGAATAGACTATTATAAAGCTGCATTACCGTATAATGAAATGATTAGAATAGTGAAATATCTCCCTCCTAAAGTACAGACTAAACAATTAAAGAAACTTGTCAGATATTATCTTTCTAATAACTCTGAATGGCAATTATATAAACGAGGAATTGGATCTACTGGAAAACCTGCAAACATTAGTTTAAATGCAGCTAATGATTTAGGAGAAATATATATCCAATATTATAATCAACACGTAGAAAAACCTTTTGAAGAATATAATGTTGATTTGAATCAATATATTTACAAGGTCTACAGAATGATTGCCAAAATAGAAAAAAACAAAAAAGATAAGAATTTTATAGAATCTCTAAGAGACACACCTCAATTAACACTTTTTTAATTATGAAAGATATAGAAATAAAAACAGTTTATGTTCCTGTAAAGATAGAAGATGAATTTCCTAATGGAGAATGTGTAATGATTTCAAAAACACAAGATATGTTAGTAGGTTATCCTGCTGATGTAAATGGAGAAATTCAAGCTGATGATGAACACCAAATATTAAGGTATATTACTCACTGGCTTAAAGAGCAACAACTAATCACTTTCACACCTGAAGAATATAATAAACATATTCAAGACGTTATAGATGATACTCTTGAAACTGCTGCTGAAAAAGCTGAAGTAGATATTGAAGAGGTTATGGGGCAAAAAACAGGTTATGTAGAAGTTGATAAACAATCAATAACAAACACATTTGAAAAAACATTTAAAAAGTTTGTGGTTATTTGGTGTTTAATAACACTAATCGTTTATCTTTTTATAAATTTTAACAAACTATGAACACACCAGTAAATTATGAATTAGCAAAGTTGCTAAAAGAAAAAGGGTTTGATGAACCAATAAAACAAAGATATTTTATTGCTGAAAATATAGATTCTAATAGTTTTCCTTTTTTACAAAAAGAATGTGCTTTATACAATTGGAATAATTATGATGATTTTTCTACAAGTTATTATTCAGCACCAACCATTGCAGATGCGGTGATGTGGTTGTATGAGAAACATGGGATTTGGATTCAGGTAAAACTAGGAGGTAAATTAGAATCGTGGGATTATATTGTTCAAAAGAAGGATAATAATTTTGCTGTACCTTATTTTGAAATAAAACAACACAAACCTTTCTTTAACTCACCAACAGAGGCTTATGAAGCTGCTATTGAATACGCTTTAAAAAATCTAATACAATGAGTGAAGATGAATATGTAATTATTAATGAATCTAAGCTTCTAAAAAGAATAGAAGATTTGGAAAATGCTATTTCTAAATGTATATTACCTGAACAACAACATCTTAAAGATTTATTTGAACAAGAATTAGAAATAAAAACACAAATTCTATCTCAATCAACTCCTTTAATTCCTGAAATTGAAAAATTGATAGTTATGTCTTCTATTTCTAATATAGATTTTTTACCTGATAGAGTTGAAAAAATAAAACAAGACTACATCTCAAACTTAAAACTTGATATATGAGAAATCAATTAATAAAAGATTTACCAATATACATAAATGGATTTGTTGTAACGAATTTGTTTATGGAGACTAAATGTAACTGGTTTGATATAAGTATGTTTATTTTAGCAATAATTACATTTTTTTGGTACGGTAAAACACAAAGAAACCTTGATATATGAAACTTTTAAATATTATTTTAGGCAGAACAGAAACTAAACTTATTTCACCTTTAGCTAGAGAAATACTAAATGAGGATAATTTGATTCGTCAATTGTATGATAATTTAGATAAAAATAAAAACATTTTTACTATAATATCTGAAAACACAGGTAGAAAATACAAAATCACAATTATTAATTCATATTAATGATAAAACATTTTGCTGAAAATGAAGAGAATCCTTTTATGATAGAGCCTGTTGCTACTTGTTTAGAAGTTAATTCTAAAAAAGAAGCAGTAGTACAAGCAATTAATCAATTTTTAATTTGGTATAACAATGAAAATAACAAAAGATAATATTGACACATTAGAAAACGGAGATGTGGTTTATATGCCTTTTAGTTTTAAAGTTCCTGAAAAGTATATTTATGCAGGTCTTCATGATAATGGGTATCATTACTTTATAAATAAAAGAAGCACTAAAGCTATTAAAATATTTAAAGATAATTTTGAATCTAATTGGGATGTAAATATTAACGGTCTGTATTCTACTTATGCAGAATGTTGTGAAAAAATGAGAGAATTATGCATCAACACAATAGAACATTTTAATTCTCATCAATTAAAAAACAATCCTATAAAATTTGAAAAATGAATATAGAAATAAAAACAACTAAATTAACCAAATCTAAGATACAACAAATGGATTATATAGGAGTTCCTAAAAATCCAAATGCAGAAGTTTTAGGCTGGATCAATATGGACAAGAAAAGATGGGTTATTGTTAAAAATAATGATAATTATTATAGAGCTGAATTTATAACTAAGCTTGAAAAAGAATTAAAATGTTGTCAATTTGCAGCAGAGGGGGGTGGTTGGGAATTTCCTAATGTGCATTATATTAAATGTACAACTTATAACAGAGGTTCTTTTAATTATTCTCCTGAAAGAAATGATGAAAATAATTTAAAGCTTTATGAGCATTTAATGTCTTTTAAAAGAAAAACTGAAATTGCAGGTCAAATTTATTACTAATGAAATACGAACTTATAAGCAAAATATTAAATAGTCCAATTACAATATTGGACTATTTAATTTTAGAACATGTAAAAGAAAATACTTTTGAAAATTTTTTAGAAGATACAAAGTTCAGTTCTCAGATATTTCATTTAAAACAAAATGAATACATATCTAATAACAATAAATTAACTCTAAAAGGTAAGCAACTATTAGATGAACTAAATCAATTTGAAGAAAAAAGTGATTTTTATAGTGAATTGCATAAATCTCTTCAATATGAATTAGTTAATTTAACAGGAAAAAAACAAAAAATGCTTCAAGGTAAATATGGGTTTATTCCTACAGCAAGTGATTTAAAGTTACGTTTACAGAAAATTATTAAAAAGTATAACTTAGAAGATGAGAAAAAAGTAAAAGAAGTACTAATTTCGTATGTTAAAAGATGTGTAAAAGCAAGATTTGAATATGTCCAGACCATAGGATATTATATTTTAAAAGATGGAATGTCTAATTTTGCTACAGATTATGAGAACTATGCAGATACAAAACAAAATGAACAAGACGAATTTACAGGAATCAACGTTTGATTTATTACAACAAGAAATAGATTCAGGTATACAAGGAAAAAATGAAGCTATTCCTATTGGATTAAAAAGATTAGGAAAATATGCTAATATACGACCAAGAATTTTAACTCTTTTATTTAGTACGAGTGGTGCAGGAAAATCTTCAATGATGGATACAATCATTTTAAATGCTTGTGATTCCCATATGTCTTCTCCTACAACTAATAAATTAAAACCTGATTTTCAGTTATTTAGTATGGAAAGATCTAAATTACTTCGTATAGCTAAATGGACTTCTTTCATCATTTTTAGAAATGAAGGTGTAGAAATACCTGTACCAAAGTTATTAGGTTGGTGGGATGAAAAATTAACTAAAGAAGAATATTCATTAGTGTTGAAACAAAAAGAATATATTGATTGTCTTTTAAATGATTATGTCACTATTTATGAAGGAGCTAAATCCCCTAATGAATTTTATTCAGTAATGAAAACTCATTTAGAAAGTAAAGGAACTTATGATAAAATAGTTAGAAAAGGAAAAGAATATAAAGCCTACATTAAAAATAATGACAATGAGATTATAATTCCTGTAATAGATCATGGTAATCTCATAAAAACTACTCAAGTTCTTCCTTCTAAAAAACAAGCGATTGATAAAACAGTAGAAATGGTACAAGGTTTTAGAGATTTAGAATCTTGTTCTCCTTTTTGGGTAGCTCAAGTAAATAGAAGTATATCTTCAGTTAGTAGATTAAAAGACAATGAACATGAATTAATGTTAGAAGATGTAAAAGAATCAGGAGATGTAGGAGATGCTTGTGATTTAGCACTTAGTTTATTTGACCCTATTAAATATGGTCAATCTTCTAAAACAGGATATAAACCAATAGATTTTATAGATAAAAGTGATGGGTCTAATTATTTTAGGTCTATTCAAATTCTAAAATCTACTTATGGACAAGATTCTCTTAGAATTCCTTTAGCATTCAATGGCTTTTGTGGTCAATTTAAAGAGTTACCTAAAAGAAACTCTATGTCAGAGTCAGAATACCCTACACTTGTAGAAAATGTTTTGAACAAATCATACTTTTTAACTTAAAAACATAAGAAAATGATAACAACAATATTAATAGTAATATTTATAGAGCTAATATTCAGACCAAGAATAGATGTAACCAAAGAAAAAGATATATTACTTTGGTATGGAAGAAATAAAAGAAACTATATAAAGATTCTTTAACATCAAAAGTCTAACATTATTAGTATATTTGTAGAAAATTATAACAAATGACAGAAGAAAGAAAGTTTAGTAGATTACCACTTAATGAAAAAGGAGAATTAATTAAAGGAGAATGTTCTTTAAAATCTCCTAGAAATCTTGTATTTATTTCACAGAAAAAAACAGGAAAAACACTTACTGCTGCTAATCATCCTAAAATATTAATTGCTGATTGTGAAGAAGGAACAAAAGATTTTGGATTTCCTGTAAATAATCAAGTTAATGTTTTAAGATATGAAGGAGAAGAAGCCTTCAAAAAAACAAATAAATATGGATGGTTGCCAATGGGTTTATTTCAATTAGTAGATGAATTAAAACAAGCTAATGATATGCCTACTTATTGGAAATTATTTCAAGAGTTTGATGATAAAAAAGATAAATCCTCTTATGAAGCACTTATTGCTCATATTAATAAAATGCCTTTTCCTATTCTAATGTTAGATACTATCACTTCATTTATTGAAGTATCTAATTCTGCTGCTCTACATGAATATAATCAAAATGTTAAGCCTGAAAGTAGAAAAACAGATATTAAAAGAGTAGATGAATATGGAGGAGTGCGTCTAATTAGAAGAAAATTTGAAGAAGTAAAATTATTTGTAGAACAAAATGCATCTCCATTTATTATCTTTGCAGGGCATATTGCAGAAAAAAAGAAAGTATTTAAAAAATCTGAAGATGATATATCTACAGTAGATATTGATTTAGAAGGAGTTTTAAGTAAAATTTTTACAGTGAAAGCATCAGCAATTGGTATTTTTCAACGAACTAATGAAGGATGTTTTATAGATTTTACTAAACGAGATGAATCAGATTTAGGAGTAAGAAATGCTCATTTGTCTAACAAAGTAATAAAATTAGCTGATTTTATTTCTTCAGATGATTTAGCAAAAGGAAAAACTCCTAAAACATATTGGTCAACAATTTATCCAGAAATAGAATTTAAATAAATAAATAAATAAACAAAAATGAAAGTTAACAAAGGAAACAACACAGAAAAGTCCCTCTACGTGGGCACAGGATTGGTATCACCAATTATTTTTAATCCTGATAGAAGTTCTCTCGATCGTATATTAGGAATTGAAAGAGCAGAGGATTATGAACAAAAACCTGAATTTGAGTATGTAAAAGATGATGCTACTATCAAGGTAAAAAGAAAAGGTGAAGATGGAGAAGAATTTGAGGATGAAATTACATGTAAAAAATTAACTATTACTGTATGGGTTCGAGAAAATAAAACTGAAGAAATTTTCCCTATTAATTTTACTCTTTATGATGTAGATGATGTATCTTCCACAGGTAAAACAAAATATGTTACTCAACATGGAAAGTCTACTTATGTAGATAGTGAATCTAATCTTCCCGATTGGTTTAAATTTACTCCAGGTAAAAAGAAGATGGCTCTGAATTATAGAATAGCTAAAAAAGGAGAAGCATCCTTTTTAGAGTTTTTAGCTAAATGGACTAATATTTCTCCATTTGACATTGAAAGTTCTTTGTTTCCTGAAAATCCTAAGAAATTTTGGAATGGAGATATGAAAGAATTAAATAATTTGATTGCAGATTTTGGAGATTCTTCAGTAATGGTACAATTTGGGGTTAGAACTAAAGATGTTGAACAAGAAGATGGTTCTACAGAAACTAAAGAATACCAAACAATTAGTACTAAAGCATTTGCAAGTTCTAAATACATGAAATTCTTTAGAAATTATGCATCTAAAAATTTTGATGGATTATTGAAAGATGGAGATAATAAAAACTTTTTATCTTTTGATACTAAAGCAAAAATTGGAGATGATTCTATGTATGAATTAGCTAATTTCTTGAATAATATTCACGGAGAATACGGAGATAGCAGCTATACAGTTAATGAAGAAATCAGAGAATATCAATCAGAGGAAAATCCTGTTAATCAAGAGAAATCATTGGTTGAAGACACAACAAGTTCAGATTATTAACAAGTTGACATAATTTAATAATAAAGTCCTAACATTAATTTGTTAGGACTTTTTTAATTTTGTATTTATGGAAGAAAAAGAATATGATATTCCTATTAGATGGGAATCTTACAAAAGATATAAAGTAAATGCATCTAATTTAGAAGAGGCTGTAGAGAAAGCATTAAAACAATTTTTGTCAGAACCTGATGATAATTACATAAATGATAGTTTTGAAATAGATGAAATTGTTTATGAAGAATATGAAAATGAATCTTTTGATATACATAGAGTATATAAAAAATTATAACGGTGAAAATCAAAAAACAAGTAGATTTAAAGGATTTGATATTTGAAAAAGTATCTCAAGAACAAATATTTAGATTTTATTATCCCTACGATTTTAAACTAAATCATTTGTGTTTGAGTCCATTTGTAAAAGAGCGAAATCCTTCCATGATTATAGGTACTAAATCTCAAGATGGAGATATCATCTTTAAATGTTTCAACAGCCATCACAAGGGGGATTGTATAACATTCGTTAGAGAAATGTTTTCATTAGACTATAGAGAAGCTCTTGAAAAAATTGCAAAAGATTTTGGTATTTTAGAACAAGACAATTCTCGTTATGAATCTATAATAAAAGAACTACCTATATCTAAAATAACTAAAAAGAAAAATGCTCCCGATATTGTAGTAGCTACAAGAAGTTTTACTAATGAAGAACTAAAATATTGGAGTGATTATTACCAAGACATAGAAGATTTAAAACGTGAACATATTTTTGTTCCTAAAAAGATTTGGATTAATAAAGTTCCTTTAGTTTTAAAATCTACAGAACTTACTTTTTGTTACTATTACCCTGAAATAGATAAATGGAAAATCTATAAGCCGTTCATGCCTAAAGATAAGAAATGGATGGGGAATGTTCCTTTACAGACTTCTTGGGGATTAGAAAATATTAAAAAAGAACAAAATACAATAGTAACGAAAAGCCTCAAAGATTACATGGTAGTTTTAAAAGTTTATCCTCATGTTGCAGGAGTTCAAAATGAATCCTTAGCTGCTTTTTCAGAAGAATTTGCAAGTAATCTAACAGAAAATAGTAAAAAGGTATATTACGCAGGGGATAGTGATATCCCTGGAAAAGCTGCAAGTTATTTAATTACAGAAAATTTTAAATGGAAGCATTTAAATCCTCCAGATAAATATTTACCTGAAATTAAAGATTGGGCAGATTGGGCTAAAAATGTAGGTATAGAAAAAGTCTACAATCACCTAATGAAAAAAAATATAATATGAATAAATTAGATATAGAAAAGTTTAGCCCTCTATTAGGAGAATGGTTTGATTATTTAAAACCTGTTTTTGAAACAGAGGAAATGTATAATCTTTATCAAGAATTTAAAGAATGTAAAGAACACATTACTCCTAAATCTTCTGATTTGTATAAGTTTTTAGAGTATTGTCCTAAAGATAATCTAAAGCTTATTGTAATTGGAATGGATTCATATCCTGGTAGATATTACAAATCTAAAGAGTTTCAGGCTACAGGCATTGCATTTGATTGCTCTAATAGTCCTGATGGAAAGATACAACCTAGTTTAGAAGCATTTTGGAATGGTTTATCTCATGAATTTGATAGAGAATTGACGAGAGAAAAAGATTTAAAGTTTTTATGCGAACAAGGGGTTTTATTAGGCAATAGGGCTTTGAACTGTAAACTAAATAAAACAGGTTCTTTTATGGGCAAATGGGACGCATTTTGGGAGCATTTTTTGCAAGAAATAGTATTTAACTTCTATAAAGGAGTTCCAATTATTCTATTAGGAAAAGATGCTGCTAAACTAAAGAAATACGTATTTGAAATGAATAATCCCGTTTTTATCTTAGAACATCCAAGTTTTGCAGCTAGGAACAATACACTTTGGGAAACCAATAATGTATTCACAAAAGCAAATAAACTTATTGTAGAACAATTTGGTCAAGGAACTGAAATTATTTGGGATAAGAAAATTTATGATGAAATTAAAGAATTACCTTTTTAAATATGAAAGTAAACTACGTAGAAAATAAAAATGGAAAACTATTTAGTTTTTATAGACATGATTTTAAAGAAAATACTGATAGTTCAGATAACTACATTTTTATTGATGGAGGAATAGGAATAAATTACACAAGGTATTCAGGAGATTTAAAACAAGGAGAAATTAAAGATTTGATGCCTGAGATTCGTGAACAGTTTATTTGGGGTCAAAACTACAATGAAAAAAATGAAAGATTGCCTGAAACTATTTATAAACCTCTCAAAGATTTAACAACTTCTCATATTAGTGGTATTATTAGATATATATTAGAAAAATCTACTTGGAATGAAAAAGAACAATATTTTATTCAAAGTAAACAAATAATGCCTTATTTATTAATATTTACTTATGAACTTGAAAATAGATTAAAAGATGGAAAAGAAATATAAGCATAAAAAAACAGGAGAAGAAATTACTTACAAAGATGGAGTAATAAAATCTGGTTCATTTATATTTGAACTTGGTTGTGAACCCTCTAAGGAATATTGGGAAGAAGTAGTTGAAAAACCTGTTCTATTTACTACAGAAGATGGAATTAGTATAAAAGAAGGGGACAACTATTGGTTTATTTGGGTAAAGGGTAAACATTTATCTAATTATCAAACATTTTATCATCCATATTTTGTAGAAAATGCAGCTAAGTTAGATTTAGATGAATATTGGTTAGAAGATGCTAGATTTTTTTCATCTAAAAAAGCAGCAGAAAATTATATAATTTGTAATAAACCTTGTTTATCCTTTAATGATGTTTGGAATATTGGAGATAGTAAATCTTCAGATAATGATTGTATAGTTATTAGCAAAAAACAATTAAAAGAATTAGTAAAAGCTAAAATAGATTTATGAAGTGGAAAGACAAAATATTAAAACAAAAAGAGCAAGGTAGAATACCTGAACAATATTTTGGATTAGTTTTAGCTAATGTAGAACAAGCAATTGATGAATATAAATTAGAAATAATTACAGAATTGCAAAATCTAACAGACACGACTATCCAAAATAAATACAACATGACTTCTAAAAGTTATATTACTAGATTAGAAACTATTCAAGAAATTTTAAATTTAATAAACAAATGAAAAATTGGCAAAACACAACAGACTTTTTAAGAGAAATTCCTCTTCCTACTCAAACACGTACCTACAAACCTGTCTCACATGCAGTATTTATTGATGAAATCAAAGAAGAACTGTATAAAAGAGGACATAGTGTAAAAACAGAAAGATATCTTACAGCTAATAATGGATTAATTATGACAGGTAATTTTACCATTGAAAATCCAGATGGTGAAATTAATCCTGCTATTTTCTTTACTAATTCGTATAATAAAATGCGTAAAGCAGAATTGACGAATGGAGTTATTGTGCTAGTCTGTTCTAATGGAATGATCAGCATGGATGTTACTAATAAATTTTCTAAAAAACATAGTGGTACTGTATTAGAAGATTTGAGAAATAATATTGTTTTGAGTGTAGAATCCATAGATGAAGAATTTGAAAAACTCAGAAAAAATGCAGAAGAAATGAAACAAATTCAATTATCAGATAATCAAATTGCATCTATTATTGGAGATATGTACATTAACGAATCTATGATTAGTGAAACTCAGTTATCTATTCTTAAAAAAGAAGTAAAAACTTCTACAAATTTTAAAGATAATACTGTGTGGGATTTGTACAATAACACTACTGAAGCATTTAAAGCGTCACACCCAATGCATTTTGATAAACAACATTTAAAATTGCACGCATATGTGTCTGATGTTTTTTCATTGACGGGATCAAGAGGATTGTATAAAAACAAACAATCTCTAATTGAAAATGCAATATTAGTTTAGAAACATATTATTTAACCTAAAGCACCTATAGGAATTATCTTATAGGTGCTTTTTAATTTTTAAAAAATGGAAAAACAAGAATTTTTAAGAGATGTATCTTATGCAATAGATAAAATGAGGGGTAAAATGACTGTTTTTTATAAAAATAAACCATTAAAAACTATTTTATTGCATAAAAACATGGATTACAATGATAAAAATCAAGAATTAGCTAATAAAATAGCTTTTGAATCTAAAACAGCTAAAGAATTACTATGACAGAAGAACAATTTATAAGAAGATTAAAATCATACGCATATGTTTATGCGCTTCTTACAGAAAAACACAATGATTTACCTAATTGGTTATATAGACAATTTAAACAAGATTTAAAATGAAAAAATTAATTAGAATAATATTATCCCCTCTTGTATTTATAATATACCTATTAATAACAATAATTCCTTTTCCTTTTGGAGTTATACTGTTTTTTACAGAGTTAGTATATTTAATTTTTTATCAGGAGTGTGATTTAGAAGCAATGTTTGCTTTTATACTATTTCCTATTGCTCAAACATATAGATATATAAATTATGAAAATAGAATTTGAACCAACTCCTTTTGCTATAGATGAATGGTGGGCAGGAGAAATAACAATTGATGTAGGAACTGATGAAGAATATAAAGAGAAAAGTTTTCCTTTTACTCTATTTGCATCAAATGATAATGGAGTATTAGAAGTAACTTGGACTGAAGATACCCCTAATAAGAATGTAATAGAATTAGAAACAAGAATTAAACAAAAATATTTAGAAAAATGAAAAAAATTATAATTTTAAATTTTGAAACATCAGAAGTTCATGTTTTTCCCTATGATGAAAATCTTTATTTTGATTATGAAGAATTTTATGTAGCTGCGTTAGAAGATTATGGTTTGGATTTCAAAGATTCTTATTGTGATTGCATGATAGTAGATGATTTAAATATTCAAATACACTAAAATGAAAATATTACAAATAGCAACAGATTTAGATTTTGACGAAGCTCTCAAAAGTTTAATTAAAGATAATGTAAAAATTAAAATGAGTTCAGTCACTACTAATGTATATTTTATAGACTTTATCATAGATTTTCTTTTAGAAACAGATTATGATATAGAGCTAAAAATATTAAATGATTTAAAAGAACAAAAAATTCAATACATAGAACTATGAAAAGTATAAATTTAGAACAATGGATTGAAAAATACAAACCTATTTTCTCAGGAGAAGAATTAAAAGATTTTGATTTGTTTAAAGATGAATTACAGCAAATTAGTAATTATTTTATTTGGACAGAAATTAGTTGTGAAAACGAAGAATTTTACATAATTCCAGGATTTCATTGGGTTAATAAATTCAGGGTATTTGTAACAGAAATTCCTTGGGAAAATGAAAATATAGAAGTAGATGACAATGAAATGTGTTCTATTGATGCTGCTATAGATTATTGCATAGATTTTGGAGAAAAAACTTTTAAAATGGGTTTTGATAAAAATGATGTTACATTACATTTTAATGAAAATGTAGATTTTACATTTGATGGAAAAATAACTATAGGAAAAGCTAAATACACAGCTATGAGTTATTATGAAGATAGATTAGAAAAAAATATAGAAGAATTTGAAAATTTAATTCACGATTATTATTCACAATTATGACAAATTACGATAAACAAGCAGCAAAGTTTTTAGAAAAAACTAATACAACAATAGATAAAGTTTTTTCTCATAATGGAAAATATTTTGACAGTGATACTCAAGTAAGAGATATATATAAAATTACTATTAAAAGAGGAAATAGACAATTTCATTTTAATTTTGGACAAAGTATCATGAATAGTCAATATTATCAAGATAGAATACCTGATAGAACTTATAGTTTAGATGGAAAAAGCAGGACAGGTAGGTATTCTATTAATGATATTGCCAAATACAAGAACAGCTTTGGAGATTTTAACGGACTAAAAATAATCAAAGGACAAATACCTACTGATTATAATATATTAACTTGTTTAACTAAATATAACCCAGGAACTTTAGAAGATTTTTGTTCAGAATTTGAATACGATATTGACTCTAAATCAGCAGAGAAAACTTATTTAGCTGTAAAAGAAGAATGGAAAAATGTTCAAACTATTTGGACAGATGAAGAAATTGAATTATTACAAGAAATCCAATAATGAAAAAATCAAAAGAAAGTGTGACTTTAGAACTATCTAAAGAACTAACAATAGAAATAGAAGGAACTTATTATCCTGAAGAACCTATGATTTGGACTTTACCTAATGGAGATCCAGGTTATCCTGGAAGTCCCTCAGAATTTGAAATTCAAGATATTAAAATTACTAAAGGAAATTTATGTGATTTAATAGATTATCTTAATGGAAATACTGATTTATGGGAACATTTAACAGAATTAGCAATTAATAAAATAGAAGAATAATGAAATGGACAAAAGAAGAAGTAAAATTGTTAAAGAAAAATAACTATGAATGTTACGGAAATGATTATGCTTCTTACATTTATCAAACTAACTGGCTTTATCATACTTCATTGACAAAGTTAAAAAATGGAGAAATAGAATATAATTCAAGTTATCCTATTAATGTTGATTGTGATGATAGTAGCTATGATATGGAATATGAAAAGAAAACATTTAAATCATTAAAAGAATATTTAAAATATGAAACAAGTAACAAATGAAGTTTATAGAACTAAGAGAAAGCTAAAACTATTAGAAGAGGATGGAATTGGACAATTATTATTTGATTTTAATAAGTGCATAAATAAAAAAGCAAATAATGAAATAGTGGAGGTATCAACTGAATATATTATATCTAAATTAAAACAAAAATATTTATCTATTTTAGAAGATTACAAACCTTATGAACAAATAAAAATGGATTTATGAAAAGAACATTTAATGAAATAATAGAAGATGAATTTAATTCAGAAGAAAATTATTCATTGACTTCAGGAGATTTAGATTATATATCTGAATGGGCTAAAAAATTAATGAAATTAGTAAGAGAAAAAACAATTGAAGAATGTATTGAAAAAGGCTATGGATTATATTTTGAAGATGAGTTTGATTACAATCCTTCCATTGTTAATATAAATAAAGAATCTTTAGAAAAATTAGATAAAGAATCTATAAAAGAATAAAAATTAATAAAATGTCAATAGAAAATAATAACAACACTTATTACAAGAAAGTAGGTAGAAAGTATGTTCCTATGCAATATTATGATGTAGAAGGATTACAAGAAGGATTGTGGTTAATCTATAAAAACAAATACTCTAAAGGCATGTCTAATATGCTTTACCCTATTTTAACTCATGAACTACAAAATGTAGGAAGATTTTGTGATTTTTATAAAGCACACAAAGAAAAAATACAAAAAGTTGTTAGTGAAGAATATGAAAAATTCTTTCAAAAGAAAAGGGAGGCGAATGAAGCATTTTCGATTTCTGATTTAACAGATTGTATCATAGCAGGTTTAAGTAAAATTAAAGATGATGAGCACTAAAAGAATAATGTTTTCTCAACAAACAGGTTTTAGAGGGAGAAATGGATATTTTAAATGTAATGGGTTTGAATTAACTAAATATAATAATGAAAATATTATTTATATTGAACCTATTACATCTAAAAATGTTACAGGTAATTGTCGATTAGAAATTCCTTTAGAAGATATAGAAGAATTTATTACAATGTTAAAATTATTAAAATGAAAGGAAAACTGTTTCAAATAAATAATGTAGAGGGAGAACCCATTGGTTTATGGTATAGTAATGAACCAGATTTAACAACTGTCCAAATTGATGATTGGTTTAGAAGTTTTGAGTATAGTGATTTATATCATGAAGAAGGTTTGGATGGATTTGAAAAGTTTGTAGATGATTTTGGTTATAAAATAGAAAGAGTATTTATAGAAGAAATAAATGTTTAAATATGAGTAAAACACATGAAAAAGTAATTGAAGCATTTTTACAAGGTAAAAGTGCTAAAATATCCAATACTCAAACTAATGGAAAAAAATTATTTCTATTTGGTAACTGTATAGCAAGAAGAGATAAAGATAATATGCAAGTTACTACTTCTGATTGGAATACAGTTACTACTAGAGACAGATTAAATATGCTACCTAATGTTTGGGTTAGATGTAGAAAAGGAAATTTACAAATTAATTTTACAAGTGACCAGTCTAAATGGCAAGATTGGGATGGACAATGGATAAATGTAGAAAAATGAATACATATAGAGAACTTTCAAAATATGAAGAAAAAGCTTTAAAAGATATTATAGAGCAAAAAGATAATTTTTATAATTTAAAATATTTTATAGAAGAAATTATCAGAGAACACTACTTAGAAGGTTATCAAGACAAAGAAAGAGAAATTTTAGGAAATTTAAAAACTTTAGTCAATTCTGGGTTTGTAGAAAAAGGTACAATATTATGAAAAAAATAGAAATAAAAGATTTACAAGAAGGGGATGAAATTATAGTTGCAAGTGGGTCTAATTTAAAGTATTTAAAAGTGTTAAAGAATCCTGCTTTATCTGATAAAAAAGGTTGGATGAAAAGTGTAGATAATGAAGGTTATTTTACATGGAATCAAGAAGCTATTAGATATAAATCATTATTATGCTCTATTAGAATAGAGGAAGTTACTTATAAATTTAAAGGATGGAGAGGAGCACCAGATAGATTTAAAACCTATAAAAGCTATATTTTTGAACCAGATGTAGAAAAACACAATAAAAGAGTTTCAGTAGATTTAAACAATAAAGATATATTATTAGTAAAAAGAAAAGGAATATGATTATTACAGAAAATAAAAAGGATATTGAAATATTAGGAGTAGATGATACTCTAAAAATGAGATTAAGTAAATCTGATGAAGTAGAAGCTCATATTGTAAAGATATTAACAGAAAACTATAGATTTCCTATAGCTAGCCATGTTAGAGAAGCTGTATCAAATCATTTAGATTCACATGTAGAAAATGGAAATCCTAACGAACCTATTTTAGTTTCACTTTATAAAAATGAAACAGGTAATTATACTTTTGAAACAAGAGACAACGGATTGGGTTTATCTGCTGAAGAATTTGATAAATACTACATGCAAGTTGGGGAATCTTCTAAAAGAGGAAAAGCAGATTTAATTGGAGGAAAAGGATGCGGTGCAAAAGCAATTCTTTCATATAGAGACAGTTATGAAGTTATTTGTAGAAAAGATGGAATTGAAAATAAATTCTTGGTATTTAAAGGAGAAGTATTTCCTGAAAGAACTTTAATTTATACCAAAGAAACTTTTGAACCAAATGGTGTTATTGTTAAAATTAATGTTGATAAATATGATTTTAGAGATTTTAAAGATGCTATAAAAGAACAATTATGTTATTTTCCTACTTGTTACATTCAAATTGAAGGAGATACATTTGATTATTTAAATGCTAAAATTTATGAAAATGAATTATTTAAATGGTCAGAAATCTATCCAGATAATGAAATGCATATTGCTTTTGGAGTTTGTAGATATCCTATAGATTGGAAAGTTATGGACATGAATCCTATAAATATCCCTATAGCAATTAAAATTCCAATTGATTCAGGAGTAGATGTTCAATTTAATAGAGAATCTTTGACTTATAACAAATTTACTAAAGAATATATTAAGGAAAAGATTAAATTAATTGCTAATTGGTTTGTAGAAAAATACAATGAAGAAGTCAAAGAATACGATACTATTTTAGATGCTTGGAAAGAATTTAATAAACATTCTAAATATGTAGAATTAAGAGACAAAACTTTTTGTATTGATTCCATTATCAAATATGCTACAGAAGTTCCTAAAGAGTTTAGTGTAAAGAATCTTCCAGATGCTAGATATTTTTACAATAAAGTTTCCTCTATCTTAAATAATTACCATTATGTAGGATATTCTGATTATTATGGAAATTTATATAAGAAAAATATAGGGGTTTGGAAAGCAGATTTTTTAATAGATAATACAAGCTCTACTGTAATAGTAAACGAAGTTCCATCTAGGAATGTAAAGAGTTTTTTATTAGAAAAATACGAAGGAAAAAAAATTCATTATTTAGTTCCTCCTAAAGAAAACAAAAGAAGGTTTAAACCTGAAAAAGGTAAACTTCATGATGAATTTTGTTATTGGGACATCTTAAATCTAAATAATGTAACTAAATCCAGTTGGGGTACTTATATTAGACAATTTAATTCAGTAGAAGAGCAATTTAAATCTAAACTAATTGATGAAACTCAAGTAGAAACATCTAAGGAATTTTTACAATGGAAGGAAAATAAAAAGCAAGAACGTAAATCTAAACCAAGAAATGTAGATTCTAATTATGTAGTTTTAGATAAAAAAGAAGACGAATATACTTTAGCTGTTTGTAGAAATTCAAGTTTCTATGGAAAATGTGTATTTGATAAACAAACTGAAAAAGTGCATGCAAGTTCTAAGAATAAATTTTTAACAGTTTATTTTGATGAAACAGACAGAGAAAAAGCAGAATTTTACTTTAAAATTGTAAAAAATATTAGAATTGCCATAATTGGTAAAAGAGAAAGACTTAAAATACAAAACAATCACAACTTTATGACTCCAGAACAATTTGAAAAATCAAAACCATTTAAAAGATTAGTAACCGCTATTAAATTTGATAGTTTGTTAGACAAATATCGAAATATGAAACATAATTCTAATGACATTATAAAAAAATGTTTACCTAAATTAAATACTGATTTAGAAATTTTAGAAGAATATGTTAGAGAAAATTTTAAAGATACACGTTCCACTACTCAGACTATTATGGATTTAGCAGAATCTCAAAATCTTTGGGATTATGAACACATGGATGCATATAATAGAATAGAAAAAGAATTAGAGCAATATTCATTCTTGCAATATCTTCAAGTGCCTAGTTATTGGGATGATAAAGCAAGAAAAGAAATTAATTCTATTATTACTAAGATGTTATATGTTCAAAAAACTGTTAGAGGTTTACATGATAATATTGAAATCACAATTAAAGAACCTCAATTAGAGGAAGTTGCTTAATTAATTAATAACAAGTAAAGATAGACAGAAATGTTTATCTTTACTTTTAATTTTAAAAATTATGAGTGAAACTTTGATTTACTTAAAACAACTAAAAAGTGGCAATTGGAAAAAATCCAATCATTTTGATTATGACATTATTTTAGAGATAGGTGAATTAGAAGATTGGTGGAAAAATAAAATAGGTAAAGTAATTAAAGCTACTTATAGTCAATCACAAACTTATTATAGAGATTGTCAAGAATTTATAACTAAAAACAAACTAAAATGAATTTATTAAACAAGTTTAAAGAGTTTTTTACAAACTCTAAAGTAAAAGAATTAGAGGAAAAAATAGCTCAAATTCAGAAAAACCAAATAGTGTCCGCAGTAAAAAAATCAGAAGTTTTACCTCCTCCTAAGAGGCTAATACAAAAATGTATTTACAATGTGGGTACAAAAAACATTGATGTAGTGTTTACGGATGGAGATGTAATAAGTGGAGTTGTAGAGCAATATATTTATGAGCAAATTAGAAATGCTTCTTCTAAAGAAGAGATACTTGGTTTATTGATTCCTAAAATTAAGGGAAATGATTATGATATAGATAAAGAAGAGGAGGATATTAAAACTCAGATTGCTCCCATTGTAAGTATTTTATCAGAAATAGATGATTTTGAAGTTGTTGGAGAAGATGTGTTCTTAAAAGGAGTTAAATCTATAGCTATTCCAAGTTCTATTGTAGCTGAGTTTATTAGAATAGTATCAGAAATGGATAAAAACAGAGAAAAAGAGTATGGATTAGAATACATTTCAAAAGATGCTGATTTGGGAGAAGAATATAATTCTCTTTTAATGTTCACTTATAAATTACTTCTAAACCCAATGAGTTCCAGTAGAGAAGACTGTTTAAATTATGTAAAAAGATATGATATTAAACTTACTAATACTGGTAATATGATTATGTATCGTAGAATAGTTTCTGTGGATAATTCTAATAAAGCCTTAATTGAATTTGTATCTAAACAATATATTAAAGTCAAATCTTGGAAAAAATCTCCTAAAAATTACTGTGTTTTAGAAGAAGATGGAGTATATACATTAGGAAAAACAGATTCTGAAGATGATAGTAGAGCTATATCACAAGGAAATCTTGCAGAATTATATTCCTCTTTAAATGAAAGACAGGAAAATAGATATACTGATGATTATACAAGAAGTTATGATATCCGTATTGGAGAAGTTTATAAAATCAGAGAAGAAGACATTGATGTAAATAAACATGGTTCATGTGGAGGTGCATTGCATGTAGCAGATGGAAAAGTATTTAACTATAAATCATTTGGAGATACCCCTGTAGCAGTTTTAGTAGACCCAAGACATGTATATAAAATGGATAGTGGTTGCAATGGTAAAATTGGAGTAAAACAAATGTTTATCATGTCTGTAACTGAACAAGATGAGAATGGAGATTATATAGATATTGATTCTCAAGCAGTTGTAAATTTTGATGAATTGTATCATAATCAATCTATTGATGAACTACAAGAAGCTCTAAAGAATAAATCTTTTGAACCTATTAGTGTATCTACAGAAGTAACTGAATTAAGTATTAAAGAAGTTGCTAATGTAACTAATATTTTAAGAAATAGAGTTGTTGAAATAGTTTAAACAAACCTAAGAGGGGAAGTTAATAGCTTCTCCTCTTTTTAATTATTAAGCGAATGACATTACAAGAATTTAAAATAATTTTAGATTCTAAATGGAATAAAGGAGATGTATTTTGTAATGAATTAATTGTTTTAGAAAAACCTAAGAGAAAATGGTATAAAGCTTTATTAGAATTTATTAGTTTTAGATATTACATAGCACCTTGGGAATACAAAGTAAAATTATTAAATGAAAGTAAAAAAGATTAGAAATAAGAATGAGTTATCTCCTAACCCTAAGAAGTTACCTGAAAAGAAAATAGTTGTAAGATTTGATTTCTTAGGGGATGATGGAAATAAGTATAAAATACCTAAAGCAAGATTGAAAATTAACGAAAATGGAGGAGCAAGTTGTCTTATCAAAGATGAAGAAGGTAAATGGAAAGCTATTAAAGGCAAATTGAAATCTATCAAAATGGTTTATGAAACTAAAAAAGTAAACAATGGAACAAGAAGAACTAAAGGAAATTGAACACATTATTTATCTCATAGCTTTAAAAAGAAGGCACGGAGATTCATCTATAGAAGTTTATATCAAACATGCTTCTACGATAAGTCATCTTCAATCTATAGGTTATGATGTAAATGAAATGGAAAGAGATTGTTTAACAAAAATTATTGTAACATGGTAGATAATTGTTGGTTTTGGAAGAATAAATGCCTTAAAAATCCCCCTGATGGGTATTATGGGTTCACATACCTTATCACAGATAAAAAAAATAATAACAAGATATACGTAGGAAAAAAGGCTTTCACACACAAATCTAAAAAAGTCTTGAGTAAAAAAGCTAAACAACTTCCTGAAAATAAAGGTAAAAGAGTTATTAGAGGAACTAAAGATAGTGGATGGCAAAATTATTTCGGTTCTTCTAAAGAACTTTTAGAACAAGTAAAATTACATGGAGAACATAATTTTAAAAGAGAAATACTTGAATTTGCAGTAAGTAAGAGTGACTTAACTTTAAAAGAAATTGAAGCTCAAGTTAAATACAATGTTCTTAGAGTAGATTCTTACAATCTATGGATAGGAGGGCGTGTTTATAAAAGATTTTTAAATGGAAAAACATAAATATATCAAATACTTAGAAAAAGAAAATTCAAATCTAAAACAGATTATTGAAAAGTCTCTTACATTAGAAGAATTAATTATTAATTATGAAGACTACAAAAAATTAAAAAAGAAATACTCAGATGGACACAAGCAAAGTAACAAGAATTGAAGTAATAGACCATCAATCAGAACCTGTAGTTGGAAGAGCATACACTAAATATAATTGTGAAAAAGTAGAATTACAATTACAAGACGATGGAAGAACTTTGAAGATATTTATATCTAAGAATCCAGATTTATTTTGGGAAAAAGCTAAATCAAACTTAAAAGAAAAGAATTTATAATGCAAATAGCAAAGTCAGAATACAGAAAAATAAATAAACTTAGTGCAAGCGATATTAAATTATTTAATGAAAATCGTTACAAATTCTATGTCACTAGAGTCTTAGGAGAAAAACAAGAGGATTTGACTTCTCCCCCAATAGTTTTGGGTCAATTATGTGATTTTATATTAAGTGATTGCAGAGGTTCTTTAGATGAATTTGATAAAAGATTTGATGAAAAATTTAAACTCCTAAGTATAAAAAAGGGAAGTGGTCAAATGTTTCTTTTAGTAGATGAACTTTTTAAGTTTACGCTAAGAGATATGGATGAAGAAGGAAATATAACTTCTTCATTTTCAACTCGTTTTGAAGAAGCATTTGATAAATTACAATCTCAGGATAAATTTAAAGGTAAAAAAGTTGAATGGGCTTTAGAACAATTTAGAAATTCAGATGAAGAAATCTATTTTCAAGAATGTTTAGATTCTATAGGTAAGTATGTTGTTGACCAAAGTATGTTGGAAAAAGCAAAATCTACTGTAGAAATGGTTATTCAAGATGAGAATATAAATTGGTTATTTAATGGAAAAGAAGGCTTAGATAACTTTGGTAAAACAGTTATTGAGTTTGAATATCTTGGAATGGAATGTAAATGTGAAATAGATGATTTATCTATAGACCATTTAAATAAAAAGATTATAATTACTGAAATCAAGACATCGTATGATATAGAGGATTCCTTTGAATACACTTATCTAAAAAGAAGATATGATTTAGCTGCTGCATTTTATTACATCGCTGTTAATCAAGAATTTAAAGGAAATCAAGGATTAAGTGATTATAATATTAAATTTCAATTTTTAGCTGTAGATACATCTAAAGAAAGATTAAGACCTCTTATTTATAAAGTATCAGAAGATGATATTGATAAAGCTATTTATGGATTTAGATTAAAAACAGGTCATTATTACAAAGGATTATCGGAATTAATTGAAGAAATTAAATGGTGTTCTGAAACTCAAAATTGGAATATCAGTCAAAAAGCCTTTGAAAATAATGGAATATTAAACTTAGAAATTAATTATGAATAAAGAATTTGAATTAAAAATGACTTTAATGCCTAATTTTATTATTGTAACAGGATTAGAAAAAGAAGGAACTATTCCTATTTCAAGCTTAACTAAAGAAGAAGCTGAAAAATATGCAGAAAAGATGAAATTAGCATTTATAGAACATTGGAAAAATAAGAAAAATGACAACAGCAACACTTACAAGAACAAATAAACCCTCATGGAAATTTATGTGGGACAATTCCCATAATGGGTATGTTTATTCAACAAGAGATAATGTATATAGAATATTTTTTGATAATTGTTTGAACAAATCTACATATGATATTCCACCTGATATTTGGATTGGTAGATTATCAGAAGATGGTACTTTTTGGTTTACTTGTGAAAAACAAATAAAAGCAGAATCAATAATAATGTTTAGAGGACAATATAATTTTAATTAAATGAAACCTTGGATAAAAGTAGAATTTAATACAGAATGGGAACAAAGTATATTTATACAACCCACTCCAGAAAATGACGGATTAGAAATAAGGTTTAGTGAAATAGATGGAACTCATAAATCTCCTTTGCTATCTATTTCTAAAAATGATTTACCTTATTTAATAGACAAAATGAAAGAAATGATGGATTATGTCACAAGTAAGTAAAATTCAACAACGAGTAAATTTACATAGAGATTTACATTGGATAGAGACTAACAGACTTCAATTAACTTATTTAGAAAAATCAGAGGATTTTAGAATTAAGGATTTAAAATATCCCTATCAATTATTTCAATATTTATCCATCAATGAAGATTTAGAATTAAGAAAAGAAGTTAATGATTTTTTAATTTCAAAAATCAAAGAAAAATTAGATAAACTAATAAAAGAATTAGATAATGATATTACAGAAAAATGAAATAAAAGATATTATTGATAAAAAATCCGATAAAAAGGGAAATCTATTAATTAGTGAAATTGAATGTCTTAATCTTATAGAGACATACATTTTTTATAAAACAGGTCAAAAAGTAGGAGATATTCAGTCTCCTACTTCTATTTTAAAAAAAGGTATAGCAGGTAGATTAATGGGTGAACATCATTTACAATTGATGCATGTTGCAGTAGATTTTGCTTGGAACTATTTTGCAAAAGAACTTAACAATAGTTTCACAGAAGAAAAATAGAAGATTTTGTATCTTTGTATAAACAAATTAATATGGCAAAAAAGAAAGAAATAGAAGACATTTCTTCAAACGAAGAAAAAATGATTCTTTTAAAAAAAGAAATGGAAAAAAAGTATGGACAAGGGGCATTAATAGGAGCTAAAGATAAGCCTAATGAATACGAAGTTATATCTACTAATTCATTAGGGCTTGACATAGCTTTAGGTATTGGAGGATTACCAAGAGGTAGAATTGTAGAAATATTTGGTGCGGAATCTTCAGGTAAAACTACTCTAACCTTAGAAGTAATAGCTAAAGCTATGGAAAATCCTGATTCATATTGTGGATTTGTAGATGCAGAACATGCAATTAGTACAGAATATGCGGAAAATTTAGGAGTTGACCTTACTAGATTGGAACTCTCACAACCTGATTATGGGGAACAAGCCCTAGACATTGTTGAATCTATGATAGACTCTAAATTATTTGATGTTATTGTTGTAGATTCAGTAGCTGCCTTAGTTCCAAAAAGTGAAATTGATGGAGAAATGGGAGATTCAAGTATGGGTAAACATGCTAGATTAATGAGTCAAGCAATGAGAAAACTTACTGCAAAAGTTTGTAAATCAAATACATGTTTAATATTTATTAATCAACTAAGAGACAAAATTGGTGTAATGTTTGGAGATCCTTCTACAACTACTGGAGGAAATGCCTTAAAATTCTATGCATCTGTAAGATTAGATGTTAGTAGAAGCACTACAGAAGCTAACTCTATAAAAGAAGGAGAAGAAAAAATTGGTAATAAAACTAAAGTTAAAGTTATAAAAAACAAACTTGCTCCTCCTTTTAAAACAGCATCATTTTATATATTATATGGTAAAGGTATAGATAATGTACGAGAATTAATTGATTTAGCTGATGAAAAAGAAATTATTAGAGTTTATGGTAAATCTATAACTTATAATGATACAAAATATGATGGAGAAGAGTTTAGAACAATGTTAGAAACAGATTCTTCTTTATTTAAAGAAATCAAACAAAAAGTTTTAGAGAAATGAAATATTTTATAGACACTGAATTCCTAGAAGGAAACCAAGACAAAAGATTTTTAGGAATCAAGTATGGAGAAACAAAGCCAACTATTGATTTAATTAGTATAGGTATTGTCTGTGAAGACGGAAGAGAATATTATGCTATTAGTAAAGACTTTAACTTAAAAGAAGCTTGGAATAGATATGATATTATTAAAGGAGATTCTACTATGGTTAAATCTATTGGAGATAATCAATATAAAATTAAAAATTATTGGATTCGAGAAAATGTACTACTTCCTATATATAGACAATATGTTTCAGGAGACGCTAGAAATCATATTCCATTTACTTATAGTGGAATGAAATATGTTTTAGACACTTATGGTAAAACTAATAAACAAATAGCAGAAGAGATTAAGCAGTTTGTTGGGACAAAAGAAACCATAGAAAATTGGGAAGAAATTAAAGATAAAATGAATACTCAATTTTATGGTTATTATTCAGACTATGATTGGGTAGTGTTTTGTTGGTTATTTGGAAGAATGATTAATTTACCTAAAGGCTTTCCTATGTATTGTATTGACTTGCAACAGGAATCTGATAGAATATACAATATTAAAAAGGAAGAATATACTAAGGGAGGAGGTAGGAATTTTATTAGTAAAATGTCAAACCATTTAGATTATCCAAGACAGACTAATGAACATAATGCTTTATCAGATGCAAGGTGGAATTATGAACTTTATAAATTTTTACAACAGTTATGAAAATAATAGCTAAATTTGCAGGAAAGAATGGTTCTTTAGGGTATGAAAATGGCAAATATTATTCTCTTACTTTAAGAATGGAAAAAGAAAAAGTGTGGATTACACGAAAAGAAGAATGGGGAGGTTCTTGTGAATATGCTTCCTTTATTAAATTTTTAGAAAATTGGACGGATATTAATACACAATATGATTAAAACAAATAGAACTACAGCCCTTTTATTCCCTTTTTATTCCAATTTTGGAAGTGAATTTATAAATTCTTTTGACAATATTATTGGAAAATCCACTTCTAATATAAGACTTTACATAGGAGATGCAAAATACAGTAGTTCTTTTTTAAATTTTCATAAATTGTTGGAAGATGATTTTCTATTTGTACAAGTATTAGAAGAATGTTTTAATTTTGAGAGGCATTTATTACTTATTCAATCTCATGAAAATTACATCACTGACTATGAAGAAGATAACTATAGAGTTATAGTATTGAAGTTAAATGACCCTTATGTTAAAGCATTGAGAGAATTTAAACAATCTAATTATTCTAAAATGTATAATCAAGCCCTAGTAGATAATTATTTTTCTACTTCTAGGTATTGGTATATGATGTATGTAGATGATTTTAAAACTGTTAAATTTGATGTTTTGACTAATGGTAAAGAAACAACTTTAGAACAAATGGAAGATAAATGGAATGCTATTAATGCTAAAGATTTTTATAAAAATCTAATTATTAGTCCCTATCACATGTTTAGAAAGTCAGAGAACCTTAGAAAATTGTTAAGTATAATTTATAACTCAGAAATACCTAAAGAGAACGAATTGATAACTAAAATTAACCTAAAAGATGAAATATTAAATTATGAAAATTAACGAATTAGTAAAAATTGCTTTTCAACAATCTAAAGATGCTGGATGGCATACAGATATAGAAACAGGGGAACTAAAAGAAAGAAATAAAGGTGAAATGATTGCTTTAATGCATAGTGAATTAAGTGAGGCATTAGAAGGAGAAAGAAAAAATTTAATGGATGATCATTTACCAAATAGACCTATGGTTGAGGTAGAAATGGCTGATACGGTAATAAGAATTGCTGATTATTGTGGAAGATTTAATTATGATTTAGAGGGGGCTATAATTGAAAAATTAGCTTATAATAAACTAAGAGCAGACCATAAAATTGAAAATAGAAATAAAGAAAACGGTAAAAAATTTTAAAATGTCAATATTTGATAAAAGAGAAACCATTAAACCTTATGAATATCCTAATCTTATTCAATATGGGAAAGCTATTCAAAAATCTTATTGGATAGTTGATGAATATAATTTTACTAATGATATTCAAGACTTTGAAACTAAATGTACTGAATATGAAAAAGGAATTATAGAAAGAACAATGCTTGCTATAGCTCAAATTGAAGTAAAAGTAAAACAATTTTGGGGAGATATCTATAAAAGAATGCCTAAACCTGAAATAGGTATTGTTGGCAGTATATTTAGTGAAAGTGAATCCAGGCATTTAATGGCTTATAGCGAACTCTTAACCTTATTAAGATTAGATGAAAAGTTTGAAAAATTAAACGACATAAAAGAAATAAAAGGTAGAATTAATTATCTTTCAAAATATTTAGATGGTACAAGAAGTAAAGATAATAAATTATATACTAAATCATTAATGCTATTTAGTTTATTTATAGAACATGTCAGTTTATTTAGTCAATTTTTAATAATGCAATCTTTCAATAAACATAAAAATATAATGAGTGGTTTTAGTAATGTAGTGGATGCTACAATGCAGGAAGAAAATTTACATGGAATATTTGGGATTGAAATTGTTAATATTATAAGAAATGAATATCCTGATTTTTTTGATGAAGAATTAAATAGTATTATAACTTCCGCTTGTATTAAAGCATATAAAGCCGAAGAAGAAATTATAGATTGGATAATGGATAATCAAGATTTACCATTTTTAAAAAGAGATGAAATTAAAGAATTTATAAAAAATAGATTTAATAACTCATTAGAATCTTGTGGTTTCAATAAAGTTTTTGAGATAGACAATAAATTAATAGAAAATACTAGTTGGATAGAATTACAACTAAATTCTTCTAAAGAGGATGACTTTTTTTATAAAAGAAGTACAGAGTATAGTAAATTTTCAAAACCTGTAATTATAGATGAATTATTTTAATATGGAAAATTTTGAATGGTTAAATGAAAAAAGTAAAAGATTTTTGTGGAATGGTTATATTCCTGAATCTGTTGAACCTATTGATAGAGTCAAAGAAATTTGTGATAATGCTGAAAAAATATTAGGGATAAATGGTTTTTCAGATAAATTGTTTAATTATTGCTCTAAAGGGTGGGTAAGTTTTAGTAGCCCTATATGGTCTAATTACGGAAAAAGAGGTTTGCCTATATCTTGTTTTGGCAGTTTTGCAGACGACACAATGGAAAGTATTTTATACAAAAACAGTGAAATAGGTATGATGTCTAAAGTAGGAGGAGGAACTAGTTTATTTTTAGGAAAACTAAGACACAGGGGTTCTCCTATATCTGTGGGAGGAACTTCAGATGGTGCAGTGCATTTTGCTGAAATAACTGATACCATAATAGATAAATGTAAACAAGGAGAAACTCGCAGGGGCAATTGTGCAGTATACCTGCCTTTTGAACATCAAGATATAGAAGAATTTTTAGATATTGGTTCTGAAGGAAATCCTATACAAAGATTACAATACGGTATAACTATTACTGATGAATCTATGAAAAAAATAGAAGAAGGGGATAAAAATTTGAGAAAGAAATGGGCTAAAGTAATTGAATCTCAAATGAATAAAGGATTTCCGTATATAGTATATATAGATACTGCAAATAATAAATCTCCTGAGTGTTATAAAATTCATAATAAAAGAATAAAAGCAAGTAATCTTTGTACAGAAATATTTCTCTCATCTGATATAGATGAGAGTTTTGTATGTTGTCTAAGTAGTGTTAATCTTTTATATTATGAAGATTGGAAAGATACTGATTTTATAGAAACAATGATATTTTTCTTAGATTCTGTAATTACAGAATTTATAAATAAGGCGAGACAAATACCTTATATGAAAGATGCTGTAAAATTTGCACAAGAACAAAGAGCATTAGGTTTAGGAGTATTAGGATGGCACAGTTATTTGCAGTCTAAAATGATACCTATAGAAAGTATTATGGCTAGAAGCATTAATAAACTGATATTCAAAAGGATTGAGTCTGACTCTAAAAAAGCAAGTGAAAAATTAGCTTCTATTTACGGTACTCCCTTATTAATGGAAGGATTGCATAAAAGAAATGCAACTACGAATGCAATCGCACCTACAAAATCAAGTAGTTATATTCTAGGTCAAATATCATTAGGCATTGAGCCATTAAAGTCTAATTATTTTATTAAAGATGTAGCTAAAGCTAAAGAAGTATACAAAAATCCTTTTTTAGAAAAGTTATTGACTGAAAAAAATCAAAACACAAAAGAAGTTTGGGATAGTATTGGAAAAAAAGATGGAAGTGTACAACATTTAAAATTCTTAACAGACTTGGAAAAATCTGTATTTAAGACAGCCTATGAAATTAGTCAATTAGAATTAATAATTCAGAATGCTGAAAGACAAGAACATATAGATCAAGGAATAAGTTTTAATTTATTCATACATCCTGAAACTTCTGTAAAAGATAGAAATTTTTTATTATATGAATCTTGGAGAAGAGGTCTTAAATCTATTTATTACCAATTTAGTAAAAATTCTGCCCAGTTATTTGCAAGGAATATTAGAGATTGTGTAAATTGTGAAGCATGAAATGGATAATTTTTATATTGTTTTGTTTGGGAATATGGTGTATCAAGAAATTGATACACCTATGTTCTTTTAGAATTACAATTGAAGAAGATGAGCAGGAGTTTTAAAAAGCATGCCATAGTAAAAGATACTAATAAACTTAAAAAACAACTTGCTAATAGAAAATTTAGGAGAGTCAATAAATTTTTGTTAAAAGATGAAAAACCTTTGAAATTACATAAAGAATTGACAAATCCTTACGATATTTGCGATTGGGTATTTATTGCAACTAAACGAGATAAATTCTATAAAAAATTTAAAAGAAAATGAGTGAAGGAATTAAAGAATCAGAAGGTAAATTAATGACTATGGAGTTAGATAGTAGATTTACTAAAGAAATGGCTAAAGTAATGACTATTAACAAATCAAAGTATCCACGAGGTAATAAATATAAAGACATTAGTGTAACTTTATTATTTGAATCTATGGAAAGACATTTATTAGCAGTCAAAGAACATTTACAATATGGAACATCTATCATAGATGATGATGGTTGTAATCATTTAGCTAAAGTTGCTACTAATGCAGATATGCTTTTTATACAATTAAATAAACAAAATGAAAATAAAAGTAACTAATTGTCTGGATTGTCCTTTTTTGGTAGAAGAAATAGATTATAATGCCACAAATAAAGAAGTTTTAGTAAAATGTGGACTAAGTAAATTCCTGAAAACAGAAGCAGGGAAAGTAAACATCTATAAATTATTTGATTATGAACAATATTGTGCGCTCAAAGAAATAGAACCATTTAGTTATTGTAAATTAAAGAATAACAAAATAAAAATACAATATGGAAATACTTAAAATGTTTTTATTAGTTATTCTCCAGAATGCTAGTTTTACTTTAGTCAGTAGAGCAAGAAATTCTCCTTCTATACTTTATCATAGTATAGCATCGGTTATTTCAAATGGAGTTTGGCTTTTAGTGATTAAAAATGTAGTACAAAATTTTGATAAACCTGAATTAATGTGGACTTACCTAATTGCTTCTGTATTAGGTTCAGTATCAATGCATTATATTTTAATGAAACATGTAGAAAATAAAATAAAATAATTATGAAAGTAAAATTAAATAGTGGAGTAGAATATTGGGTAAGTTTTTACCACAACAATTATTCTGAATATGATACAACTACTCAAAAAGAATTAACTTCTAATACAAATTGTATTATTGTAAACGAATTAAATCCTGGTATTAAAACATCTGCCTTTGCTTTTTTAGCTAAAGGAGATAAATTTTGTAAAGATAGAGGTAGAAAAATTGCACTTAGAAGAGCATTAAATCAATTAGGGTTATCTAAGGGAGTCAGAACTTTATTTTGGAATGAATATCATCTCATGACTAATAAATTAAAAAGAATTAAATGAAAATAACAATTAAAAGTTATGACCAAGAAGTATCTTGGTCTAATGATAGAGAAAATCAAATTATTGATGAAACTACATTAGAAGATGCATATGAAGCTTTTAAAGGTTTATTAATAACTTTAGGGTTTAATGCCGAATGTATAGATGCAGATATTTTAGAACAAGCTTTACAAATAAAAAATGATTCAAAAGAAGAAAAAGACTTGTAAGAATTGTAAAACTGAACAATTTATATGGAAGGCAGGGCTGTGTAAGTCCTGCTCTTCTATTTTAAATCCTCCTAAAAAGATTTCTTATAAATCAGCTAAACAAAAAATTAAGGATGTTGAGAAGAGAGAATATGCAAATAAACAATTTAATTTATTTTATAATATTTGGGCTAAAAAAAGACACTATTGTGAATCCTGTGGGCTTTGGTTAGGAAATGAACCTAAAAGTGTATTTTTTGATCATCTTTTAGAAAAATCTAAGTACCCTGAATTTGCTTTATTGGAAGAAAATATTTATATTTGTTGTTTAGATTGTCACAGTAAAAAAACAAATGGTTTCCCAACAGAAAATCATAAAAAAGCAATAGATAATATAAAAAATAATTTTTTATAAAAATGCAAATTACTAATTCAGGAATATACAAGATTACAAATCCTTTAGGAAGAGTCTATATTGGACAAAGTTGGAATATTAAAGATAGATTTAGAAAGTATAATTATAAGAGTAGTCAAATTTTTTTAATGAGATCTTTTGAAAAATATGGGAAAGATAAACATAAGTTTGAAATTATAGAATTTTTGGATATTAATAGTACTCAAGAATTGATGGATGAAAGAGAAATTTATTGGATTGATTTTTATAAAAAACAAAAAATTAATTTAATGAATATAAGAGGTGGTGGTAGTAGAGGTAAGCATTCAGAAGAGACAAAAAAGAAAATAGGGCTTGTACATAAAGGTAATAAATATAAATTAGGTTATAAAAATTCTGAAGAAACGAGAAAAAAAATAGCTGAATCACGCACAGGTAAAAAGCTATCCAAAGAATCTATTAATAAAAGATTGATTACAATTAAATCCAGAAAAAGAACTGAAAAAGAGATTTTACAATTTATTAATTTTAAAATAAAAAGTATAAAATCAATAATTAAAAGTATAGAAAAATTTGATTTAAATGGCAATTTTATAAAACAATATGTAAGTATAAAAGAGGCTGCTACCGATAATAATTTAAGTTGTACCGCTATATGTAATTGTCTAAAAAATAGAAGTAAGAGTGCTGGTAATTTTGTTTGGAAATATACACAAGAAAAAAATTGAAAAAGGAGAAATTAAAAACAAAACAAAAAACAATAGATGTCAAAACCCAGTACTTATTATAGATTAATAGATTTAGCAGATTCAATAGCACAAATATACGGTATAACTTGCAAAGATGTTATTTCAACTAAGGTTAGTTGTGGAAAAGATGTAACAACTCATAAAATCAGAAGAGCAAGGTCAATATTTGTCTATTGGGCTAAATTTAAATATAGGATAGATAACAATTACTTAATGGAACTATTAGGTATAAATAAACAATCATCGTTATATTTGTGGTATGAAAGAGGAATGGAATATTCTACTGAATTAAAATTAGATTATAGATGAAAGTAATTTTATTGACACTTGATAATATCGAAGAAGATATAAAGCAAGAAATTAAAGGAATGTTGCCTTCTAAAGAAGAGGAAGAGGAAAGAGAATTAAGAAGAATTATTTCAGGAAATGATGAACAAGATGATTTACCTACAACTCTTTTTATTGACACAACCAAACTTTATAAAGAAACAGAATTCTTTTTTAGAATTGAAAGTGTAAAGGGATTATATTTATCTCCTTTACAATATAAAGAAAATCCCATGATGATTATTTTATTAAATGATAGGGAATACAACTGTAAATTTGACTCAGATATTTATAACAAATTAAAAGAACACTTAAACAATTATTAAAAAATGGAAGAAAAACAAGAATTGACATTAGGTCAACAAAGAGTAGGAGTTAATTTTAATCCTTCTCAAAAAGAAGAAGTGGTTAAAATAAAAGAAACATGTGCTTTCTTAATTGATTATCTACAAAGACATAAAAATGGTATCTCGGTTTTACCTGAAAATCAAATACTAAATCCTAAAGAATTTAATGAAAAATATGCTGAAACATTTAGAGCAATTGTCACAGCACAAACAAAAATAGAAGATGCAGCAATGTGGGCTGTAAAAGCAGTAACTAAATAAAAACTAATTATGATCCCATTTTATTACAAAGGAAAAAGAACATTCAACTTAGAATCAGGACAACAAGACGTAGAAACAATTGAAGGTTTCTTTTTAGAGGAAATGGTTGATTTTGCATTAGGAAAATTACCAAACGATGATAAAATTCAACTCATTATAAGAATGAAAAACAAAGAAGATAAAGATATTCCTAAACAATTTCCTATTCTTGACAAAAATCAAAAAGTTACAAAAGTAGAAACTAAAATAGTTAGAAGAGATGAAAACTCAGTTCATATTGTTGAAGATGTAGAAGCTATTGAACGTTGGAAAGAGATTTTTAAAATTAAATAAGTTTGTTTTTGTTTTTAGAGGGAGGTTATTTTTGACCTCCCTCTTTTTTTTTATTTTTATTAGTATCTGATAGAATAATTATATCCTTGTAATAATTGCTGGGGTTCTAAAACATTTACTTTTAAACCTGCAAATTTATACAATAGTCCTATCATTTTAGAATCTCCTTTCTCAAATAAAGCAGTTTTCTTTTGGTATAAAACATCATCTTCAAACCATCCTGTTGGGTAATAAATAGCAGTTTTAATAGAAGTTCCTACTAAATTTGCAGTATTGCCTATATAAGAAGCTGCTGCAATAGGACGAGAGAATATACCTATAAATTCTTGAGGAGCTAACACAGGAGTAAATGTAGCTATTTCTTTTCTTAATTTCAGGAAGAAATATTGAGAGTATTTTTGAGCATCTGTATCATCCTCTCCATCATCATAACCTAAAAGAGATAATGCTGCGAACATTGCTGCTACAAAAGCTATTTCTGTAATAGTTTTTTTAATAGCTTGTTTTTGAAGTTCAGTATATCCTCCTTCTTCAGGAGATAGTTTCCATTTAGCTAATATTTCAGGAAGATTTCCTTTTAGACGATAAAAATCTTTCATAATAGTATCATAGAAAGCATAATAATGTCCTTCTGCAACATCACCTACTTCCCAATCCCCTCTTATTTTAAAATATCTATTAGCCCAAAGGGGTAAGAAGAATTTTTTCATGAAAAACAATAATCTACCTATAGAATAATTTTCTACAAATGTTTGATCCATTTTAGCATATGCACCATTTAATTTTTTATTTATGGCATGGATTTTTAACATGTACTCTCTTTCTTGTTCTTTAGTAAACTGAACTCCTTCTTTTAATTTAGGTATGCCATTTTCTCCTTTTTCATAAGCATCATATAAAGATATAATATTCTCTTGACCATTTGGTAATATTTGTTTAACTTTTTTAGCTTTAAGCATTGCTATAAAAGTAGTCATTTGCATTTCAAATTCCCCTAAATTTTTACCAAAAAATAATACATCTCTAAGATTAGTTCTTTTAGACCAAGTAAACTTTTCTCCGTATTCATTTAAGTATTCTCCTTTCATAGGATCATAATAATCTATCATTTGCCCTATTAAAGATTTGTTGTGAGTTTTTGATATATCAGATAATAAATCTTTTTTTAGCTTTGCAAAAAGTTCAATTTTAGCCGATGCTACATCTTTAGATGTAAAATAACGTTTTCCTGCTGATTCTATCATTATTTGAATATTACCTGATGCAAAGTTTACAAACCAGTTAGGTATGTTTAACATCATCATATTAGAACCCGCTGCCCCTAATAAAGTATTAGTAAGTTTAACATCACTAACTCCAAACATTGTTTTAATCTCTTTCTGCCATTCATCATAAACATATCTATTTATAATATCCTCAACATTTCTTAACCTTAAATTAGTTTTACCTTTAACAGAAGTTGAAATATTTTGTAAACCCACTGTTTGTTTTAATTTATTGGCAATAGCATCCACCATTCCCTCTTCATTAGGTTGGTTAGTGCTTCTTTTTAATTGGTCTACTAATACTTCCATTGTTGGAAGATGTTTAGTAAACAACTTAGATTTTTCTGCACTCAAATAAAAATCTAAAGAAGCTCCCCAAACATTATAAGACTGGTCTTTTATATCTATTTTAAATTTACCTGTCACAGGAATGAATTTAGCTTCCTCTCCTACCATTGTAGTAAGTGCACTTCTAGTTCCCATAATTTCTTCATCCTCTTCAGTTTTTACAAATTTATTTTTAACATTTGTCCAAAGTCCTTTTCCTCCATCTCCTAACACTCTTTCAGAAAGAGTTTTTTGTCTGGAAGGTACTGCATAATAAATATAATTATGAGGGTCTAAACCTAATTGAGCTTCTTCAGCTCTCTGTTGAAGATGTTTTACTGCTTTATATATAGCTTTACCTTTACTATCTGTAGCATTTTTAAGTTTGAGGTATTTAAAGTTTTCAGCTACATATTTAGAACTAGATTTAATTCTAGGTCTACCAAATTGGTCTAAATAATTTGGGTTAAGTGCTTCAGGTTTTAGTTCAAATGAAGAATATTGCGCAGCAGGTTGTTCTTCTATGTAATCAGGATTTGTAGGAATAAATATTTTATAATAATAAACAGGTTCAGTGGTTAAAACTGATTCTCCTAATACAGGATTATATCTGAATTTTTGAACGTGGCTATTTTTATACCATTCATTTGTTAATTTGAATTCGCTTATTAAATCTTCATCTGCTTCTATTTCTGTTATTGATAAATCTTTCTCAATGGCAAACTCAGCTAAAGCTTTTTGATAATCATCTTGATAGTATTTAGAAGTTTTGTATTCTACCATACTATTGTATTGCTCATATAAATCGCTCAACTCTTTAGCATCTGCTCTACTCATCTTTTCTTGGAGTAGTTTAATTTGATTTGTAGTTGAAGTAATAGTTTCTTCTAAAGATTTTAATTGTTCTTTAACATTTTCAGGCATATCTCCTGCTTGAATCTCTCTTTCAAAATCTCTATATTCTTTAACAATAGATGTCATTTGTTCCCAATATTGATTAAGAACTAATTTTAAATTTTTAGCAGCAGCTTCATCTTTATATTCCCTTTTATCTAAAAGTTGATTAATTTTTTCTAAAGTATTTGCCCTTTCATCATAAAAATCTTTTGAAGGAGTAACCACAGAATTTATTGATTGCCATTTTTTAAATTCTTCTGATTGAAGAACTTCTTGTTCATTTTTATATTTGGTTAATAATTCTGCTATTTTCTTTGCCCTATTTGCTTCCCAAGCTTGTTTATCTGATTTTTTAGTTCTAAACGCATCTAATTTTGCCCTACGTTCTTTCAGGATTTCAGCTATTTTTAAATCATCTCCTGTTTTTTTATTACCATTCCTATCATAAATAGAATAAAGGTTATTATAGTCTCTCCAAGCCTCCCTCATTTCTATATAAACTTCATCTTCAAGATTACCTTCATTATAATCTTTTCGATTATTCCTAATTTGGATATCTTGAATATTTCTTAATTTTTCTTGATAAACATCTTTTATAGTTCTACCGTCAGAAAGTTGTATATCTAAAGAATCCAATATTTTTTGGTAGGCACTACTATATTTACTTTCTTGATGTTCTTTTCTAAACTCTGATAGGGCTTTTTTAGCTTTTACAAGTTCCTCTCCCTCAGAAGTTTCTACTTTGTATTTAAGTAAATCTTCTTCATAAAAAACATTTTGGTCAACATCTGTTAAATGTGTTAATTGAATTATAGTTTCAGTAGTACCATCTTTTTTTCTTATGAGTTTTTTTACTTCATAAACTAAATCAGAATTCAACTCTTTAGGATTATCTTTAGTACCTCCTACAGCTTTTAAATATTCTTCAAATATTCTACCAGTTTCTTCTTGTTTTATAGTAGCAATATCTTGTAAGTCTTTCATAATATCTGTCATATATTTTTCAGTACCTGCAATTATATAATCATCATTATTAATATTTGCAAATAAATTACTGAAAAACCAATCAGCATCCCCAAATTCTCCTTGAATTACTTTTGCAATCACATTAGGAGAAGGCATTAAATCAATCTTCTTTTGGATATCCTCTATTTCTTTTAAATATTTTTCTCTGGCAGAACCTGTTGCTTTATCAGCACTATATTGTTTTTGAGCTAAACGTTGTCTATACTCTTCAATCATTTTTTGTTTAGCTTCTTCAGTAAAATATTTATTCAATATCTCTGAAATAATAGGTAAGGAACGTTTAAAATATTCATTTTCTATCTGCTCTATATCTTTTAAAGCATAAGTAAGAGATTTAATCAAAATGTTATCCTCTTCTACATCACTTAATTCTGCGAGTGTAGCTGAGATATAAGACTTATTGTATTGAGCTAAATCATAACTTTTTTTCATGAGAGATAATAACTCCTGATTAGAGAGTTTTTCTGAATTTGCTACTATTTTAGAAAAATTACCTCTAATATTCTTAATTCCTATTGTCATTTCTTCAATATAGTTCATATATTGAACTAAAGTAGACAAATAGAATTTAACTTTATCTGGATTATCATCTGTCATCTCTTTCATTCTATCATAAAGAGAATTCCAATCTATTTTAGTTTTTGCAAATAAACCATTCTCATCAAAAATTTCATAGAGTTTTTTATTTAATTCATCTTTAGATTCTCCATATTTTTTATAGATGTCTACTATACCTTTAAATGTATTTTCAAGTTGTTTTTCAAACTCTTTTGAATTGTCTTCTTGAATTTTAGTTGTAAGAGTAGATAAAACTTTCTCTCTATCAATTTGTTCTTTAGTTTTAGTTTTTTCTTCTATAGGTTCAACAATAGATGGAATGATTTTATCTGCATATTTTTTGTTATATACTACACTATAAAAATCCTTTGAAGTATTTATTACTTTTAAAGGATTAAATATTCCATTTACTATTTCAGGTCTATCTTTTATTTCAAGGTTTTCAGGTACATTAAATGAAATAACATCCCCTTCTTTATTAACATCTGCTACATAGCTAATTGGCACAATTTGTAAATCAATATTTTTTACATCTAAAATACCTTTTAACATTTTAGCATAGAGACTAAGTTGTTCAGAGAATCCTTGTTTTTTTAATTGAAATTTATTTTTAGTAAGAGTAGAAGGAGAGGTCTCAAATACTTTTTTGTAATCTAAAAACATTGATTTAAAATCATGTATAGCTACAGAACCATCTTTTTTTATCTCTAATAAATCTATAGTTCCTGCTATGCCTGCATATTGATTACCAAAATTATTGTCTAAAGCATGTATAGATACTTCACTAACTAAAATAGAGCCATTATTTTTTAAATAGGATATGTAATCATAGATATTTTGATAAATAGTTTTAACAGTATCAAGAGGATATCCTTTTTGATTAACTAAAAAATCAACTATTTCACTATCTTCTTTCACTACATATTTCTCATTCAGATTAATATTTTTTACTAAATCGTGAATGACATTACCCATTTCTATAAATCCTTCATACTTATTATCAAATTTAGCTTTATAAATCACCTTAGATACAGGAATTAACTCTCTCTTTTCTCCATCAGGGTTTATAAAATATTGATGACTTTCTTCTTCAAATTCAACTAATTTATTATTTTCAAGAACTTTAGTCAATATTTCTCTCTGTAGAGGTTCTGAAGGAGTATTTAAATAAAAATCCACTTCCTCACTAGACAAAGAATAATAAGTCATTTCATCCCCCTTGATATCAAAGCTAGTATTATTTTCAGATAATATAGATGCTAAGTCAGTTAAAGACATTTTTTCATCTAAAGTAGAGATATCTCTTTGGGTAAAATCATTGCCAAACATTCTGTCTAAAATAGATTTTAACCAAGTCTTAAACTTATCAAACCAAGATTGCTGTTCAGGAGTAAATTCAGATACTTTTTTAGTAAGAGCTTGAGTCAAGAACTCTCTATTTTTATCAAATATTGAACTATAGACTTTATCATAATCTTGAAAAATTTGTTCTTTTAGCTCAGGAAATAATTGTTTAGCCTCTCCTAAAAGAGATTTATATAGCTCAGGATTATCTTTTTCTAAAGCATTTACAAAAGGATGTAAAAATTCCTCTATTGTAATATCTTTAGTTACTCTTTCTTTAATAATGTAAACCTGTCCTTTATGATAAAATGAATTAATTTGTTTATCTAATCCATCAACTTTAGCTTGAACTTCTTTAGGTATTTCATTAATAGAAATAACATTCACTCTAATATTAGGGAACATTTTAGAAAATCTATTAATAACAGGTTGAATAACTTTTCTAAACCATTTATTATTTGAAAGATTTTCTAATTCTTGTTTCTTAGAAATATTAAAGTCAGGGTTTTTTCTACCTACAAATTCTTTAAATCCTTCTATATCTTGTTTAGAACCTAATTTTACAGCGTTTTTTGGATTAGTAATAGCAACCACTTCTGACCAAGTTTTATTATCTCTAATTCTTCCAAAATCAACAGCATCATATTTTCCATTTACTGCGTTTTTAATTCCTTCATCTATTCCAGGGTGGACGCCCTCGCCTACTTTTTCACCAGTATTAAATTGTAAAGTATTAGGTATTTTTAACCCCCAAGTACCTGTAAATTTACGTTTAGACATAAATTCCTCGGTGAGAGGTTTTTTAACAAAAAATACTATATCATCAGCTTCTTTATAATGAGTCCCTTTCTTTTTTAATTCTTTTGGAAAATATCCTTCTGAAAAAGTAGTAAATGATTCTAAATCAGACTCTGAATGGTGATAACCAATATCTGTTACCCCTATAGTATCAAGATATTGAGAGTATAATTGTAGAGCTTGTTGTTTTTGTTGAGGGGTTATTTGAGAAGATTTTAATTCTTCTAAAGAATTATATCTTTTTCCTTTATATGTTGGAAGACATGCCATAATTATTTCTTTTTATTTTTAGTCTGATAATCTAATAATGCTTCTTTAGTTTCATCACCCCATATACCATCAAATGAATCATCTTCTTTAGTTGATTTGGGTAATTTATATCCTCTGTTAGAAAGCTCTCTTTGTAAAGCTAATGTATCAAAATTCTTCTTATTTATATCTAATTTAGAAAGTTCTTTATCAGTATAATACATTATTTTCTTTCGACCATCGCCATAATCTTTTACATAAATTCTATCATAAACTTCAAATGGTTTTCCAATTTTATCACTTACTGTATTAACATCCCATAAATCATAATAAGATATATAATCTCCCCTTTCATCCGTACCTTTATGAATATTAAAATTTCCTAAAGCATCTAAATCTTTTTTATATTTTAAACTTTTTTGATTATTATTTTCATCAACAAAAGGGTTCTTCTCATTATCCCATTCTTCTACTATTCTATTTTTAAAATTATCATCATTTATAGAAATATAGTTAGTATTACCTTTAGAAGATTTTGTAGGTTTATATTTACTCTCAGAAAGGTATTTATAATCATAATCTTTGCCTTTATAATAATGACTCAATTCTTCAAAATATATAGAGTTTTTACCCGCTCCCCGCGTTTGTTTGTCGGGTATTATCCACGATAAAACGTTTGTGTTTTTATCATTTCTGCTTTGAATTATTTTTCCAGCTTCGTTTTTAATTGTTGTAGAATATCTTTTATTATTCCACATAAATTCTTTTTCTCCTGCCTGTCTTGCACTTTTATACGCAGAATTAAAATCTCCTTTTTGAGTATAATCAGGTACTCCCAAATTATAAGGATTTAAAATAGATTTTACTTTATCCCAATCAGGTAGTAAACTACCATCTTCCGCATAATCTTCCATTACAGGTAATGTTTCTACTAAAGCATCAATACAACCATGACAATTTTCTTTAATCATATCTTGTACTTCTAATCTGTATTTCTTAGGTATAATTACATAATCACCTGCTTTATTTTTTAAAATAAGTTCACCACCTTCTGCTTCTATGTTCATATTTTGTTTCATATAGCTTTAATGTTTAATAAGTCCGTTTTTTGAATAATATTCTGCTAACTTTATATTAGGAATACGCATAGCTGTTTTAGTCTTTTTAGCATATTCCCAAGCTGCATTAACATCAAGTTGTTCTAATTCACCTTTATCATTTTGAATTATTGTAGGATACACATAAGCTTCTCCATTATCTCCTGTAGAGTATGCTAATCTATGAGTACTAAAAGTACCATCTTGATTATCTATTTTAGGGTACTTATCTGGATTTAATCCTCTATCTACCCAATTAAGATGTTTATTTCTTTGAGATAATACTTTACTCATAGCTTCAAATTCAATAGGATTTTCAAAATTATTAGGTAACACTAATCCATGTTTTGCTTCAATTACACCATTATTTCTGGTAAAGCTAAACCCATTTTTACCAAGTGTAATATCTACTCCACCTTGAGCATGAGAAGGATAACCTTTTAAATCTTTAACTATTTCCCATTGAGAACCTTTGGTAAAATTACTACTTCTACCACCCATTTTTGCACATGGATTTCCTTCTTCATCTGTATATGTTATATCATTTTCATCAATAGTGTTGAACCCTAAAGCTTTATATACCTTATTAGCTAATTCAGGATTAGATTCAAATAATTCCTCTACACCTGGTTTAATATTAGGATTAGTACTGGACTTGTTTAATGAATCAAGATATTGAGAATATTGTTCTCGTGTACCTATATTAAATAGCTCTGGAGACTGTTCAAACACAAAGTCTACTCCTTCTTTTATTTCTTTATTATTAACTAATTTATCAAATCTATTTAAAATTTCATTAGTTTTTATAGCAGGTTCTCCTAACCATTCTTTTACCCTATCTAAAAATCTTTTTATTATTTTTGTTAACGTTGGATTACTAGACTCAGTTATTTCGCCTGTATATTTATTTTGGATAATCATTCTAATAAATTCATGGGCTAAATTTATCTTATTATCCTCGCTTTTTAAATTTTTATCATCTTTGTAAATCTCTTTAACGTCTTTCTTTTGAGCATTAGTCATTTCATCAAATACCTGTATCATTTCTTCATCTGTCGCTAAATTTGTTATAGCTAAATGAATACTTTCTTCATTAAGAGTATTTTCTAAATCTTTTTCAAAAGCATCAAATGAACTAAATTTAGAAGCATATTGCCCAATTCTATACAGGTTTATAGAAATAGAATTTTTATCATCAACATAAAGATAGGCTGTATTATCTTGTAAACTTATATTTCCATTCGCTTGAACTCCGAAAGAATCTCTAATCCTTGATAATAATCTTCCATAGAATTTATCGGATTGTTCTGATATTTGTTGTGCAATGAAGGCACTGGTAACAATGTTGGCTTCCAAATTATTGATTTGACTAACTTCTTTCCATATTTCTCCAAAAGAAGATTGTAAATATTTCTCGAAATTGGAACTATCGGATGGAAATCTAAATGATATTGACCCCATCCTATCATTTTCCTTTTGATAATTGGAGGATTTTGCATCTTTTTCTGTAAATAATCTAAGTTCTCGTAAACTATTAATACCGTATCTATATCCTTCTGAGGAAGCCCATAATATGTCTCCACCACTATCTTTAACCTCTTCACGTAATTTTTTATTGAACAACTCTTCTTGAGATAATTCATTAAATTTTCCATATCTTTCTTCATTTGTTCCTATTTTTCTATTTTCAACATCTCTTATTTGTTCTCCTATTTTATTAGATTCATCTATAAAAGGTTTTAAATCATCCTTTTCTTCTTGTTCTAAAAGAGCTTCATCTCCATTAAAGGAATTTAAATTGACTTCTTCTTGTTTGTTAATTTGTTCACTCTGTGTTTTATTGTATTCACCTATACTTATTCTATCTTCATAAATACCTAATTCTTTTCTACGATTATCTATTTGTTCAAAAGATTCTTCAATCGGAGTTAATATAAATTTTTCACTATCTCTACTGAAATCTTTTCCAGTTTTTATTTTTACTTCTTTTATAGTAACTAGTGCTTTTAGATCTAAATCATAATTTAAATTTAGTCTATTGACTAAATCATTTAAGTATTTGTGAACATCTTTTTCAAAAGTTAATTCTCTTCTACTATCGATATATCCTTCAGTTTTTAAATTTTCTAAGAAATTTAATTTTGATTCTTTAAATAATAAACATCCCATATTTTAAATATTTAATCCACCTTCGCAAGCAGTTTTAGTTTCTTTTTTTGTTATTTGTGTATCTTTAGGTTTAAGTTCTTGTCTACCAAATAAATTATCCCAAATATCTTGTTCTGATAAACCTGATTCTGCTAGTTTCCCTAAAACTACATTACCAATCATATTATCTAAAGTTTCTCTATTTTCTTCTTTTAGCTCTTTTGGGGTATATTTCTTGAGTAAATCTTCTACCATTTTACCATTATCTATTAATTCTTGAGCAGTATTAGATTCAAAAGATAATGCCCTTAAAGAAGCTAATTCAGAAACAATATTAACTTTATCTTTAGTTGATTTAATATATCCTGGAATTAACGAATTTATAAATTTAACAAGTTTATTATCTAAAGAATCATTTGTTAATTCTGTTATTTCTTTATTTTGTTCTACTGTATTAGGTTGTTGTTTATTCCAATCATATTTATTAATCAAATAATCTAAAGCTGTAGCGTGAGAGGGTCTTCCTAATTCTTTATAATATAATATTGTATTTCCTTTCCATTTACCAGATTTAAAATCACTAATTAATTGATTTCTAAATTCTGGT